CAACCAATCCAGCGATTGCGTACGCGCATAAAACTCCTAAGGCTAAGACTTCCACAGCTGAAAAGAAAATAGGAAATTACGTTAACGGTCTTTCAAATAAGGAAATCGCTATGCTCAAAAAGAAGATTTGTTAATTTTAAAAATTCGTTTTGTTCCCTCGTCAACTTCAGAGAGTATCTTAAACTTTGAAGTTTTGACGAGTTTCTCACCATTCTTAGTGACGAATGATTTCATCCGTTCAACTTCACCACGGGGCATTTTCCTGGTGTACTTGAGCGTGACTTTTTTGTTTCCGATCATAAATACAGTTGATGACATTTATAATATTTACACATAATAAACAATGTGGCTTCTAGCTCTTCTCATCATCGTTAATCTTTACATTCTTTCTCAGACAGGTAAGCGTGCCACTGTGTCTAACGGCGAGGAGTGGACTGTTTATGGGACCATGGGTTGTGGATGGACTCGTAAGCAGTTAGAATATATGGAAAAGAATGGTAAACCATTCAAGTTTGTTGACTGTGAGAAGGAGGGTTGCTCAGGTATGGATGCCTTCCCAACCATCATTCATCCCAATGGTGAAAAGACCGTTGGTTACAGTGAGATTTAAACACCCTTGAGGATGTTGATGGACAGGGCGAGGAAGAAAGCATCAAGCATGGTCTTGATAGGCTTGAGAGCGGAAATGTGGGGGACGAGAGCCCTGTTCCACGCAACACGGAGAATGAAAGTCGCGATGAGAACATTGAGGACAAACACGAGAAGCTCAGTGAGCATATCGGACTTGTTTTCAGCCTTGACGATTTCCTTGAACATTTACTAGAAGTAAATATTTTTTTCTAGGTAGATTGTAAATGAAGAACCTACCTCTGAGTGGTTCTGAAAGGAAATTTACCAATAAGCGTTGGGGTACCGCTACTGGTATAGGTAACAACAATTGTTATGCCTATGCCGTTGGGGACTATGAGGCCTATCGGTGGCAAAAATCCATTCCAGGTGATCGTTCTGGACTTTCTAATGGATATCATAACTACACCCATTGCACCGACCTCCCAAAGCGCGTTATTTCTGATAATCCTACTAAGATCTATCGTGCCAAGGCTAACGAAAAGTGTAAGAGGGGATACTACAAAGTTATGATGTTTGTCTGTCCTGGAAGACCTACAAACTACATTCGTCAAGGAGACTTTCACTTCTACGTCCAACATGGAGTAATCGAGTATCGTGTAAAACCTGGGGACACCCAAGAGTCTGTAGCTAAGTTCTTCAAGGTGCCACTCTCTAGAGTGAAGCGAGCTGGTAAGTTTGCTCCCAATAAACGTCTTGTTTTCAGGGCCAATGTATTCAGTCACAAGAGGGGTTGGGCCACTGGACCACTTCTGACTGATGCATCTGGTAAGTCTATCACAGACCCACGTAAAGCGGATAGGAACTACCCTGGTCTAAACTACGAAAGGTACTGCAGTTCATTCTGCGTCAAGGACAAGGGCATCAAAGTCGGCAAGACTCACCCCAAGGTCCGCAAGAAGACTGTCTAAATCTACAGTATTCTCAACATCAAATGACATGTCAAAAATATCCATAATATTGAAGATAGCTTCACTCTCCAATGACACAGTGTTAGACTCCGCTGTGTAATTGTTCTGAACTGTCAATGTAACTTTAAATTGTGAAACATCGAACACTTTTCTACAAATTGGACAGGTATTCTTACCTTGGTCTTTCCATTCCTGTATACAATGGGAATGAAACATATGTCCACAACGGATGGGTGGGTTGGTCCTTGTTGACCTTACCTCATTGAGACATATGGCACATTGTGACATTCTACAGTATAGTTTTAAAGTTTTTATTAAAATTTATCACACCTAGTACGTTTTAGACATGTTAGTGTAAGGGTGGCATTGGTCACACTTCTCACGGGACTGCTCTTGGAGCTTGTTGAGGAACTCGGGACCCTGCTTTTGGAGAGCCTGGCGGAAAGAGTAGTTGTCCTCAAAGCTGATACCGTTCTGCTCCATGAGGTAGTTGTTAGTAAGCTGGGCTGAAGAGTGGATAGTGAAGCATCGTCCGTCGGCCATTCCAAGTCGCTGCGACATTTTGTATTAATGTACCATTAGAAATTAATTTGCCTGTTTGTAATCGTTTGAATCCAAGATTGGAATCCCTTCTTCTTAAGATGTTCGATCATCGGTTCACATTTGTGTCCGAGGAACACATCAAATACATCCTTCTCTTCTGTGGGAGAGACCCTAATTTGGGGTTCTTCATTGATGTGTTGGTTGATGATGTTGTACCCAAAAGCGATCTCCTTTAGGGTCTCAGCCCCTGTGATGATGATCTTACCAGTTGAGAAGATACTCGTGGTAATTTCCTTCATATCCTGAGCTGGTTGGAACTTGATCTTGACAGCGCTGTATCTATCGGGTTCAAAAGAAACTTTGAAGATGTCCGGATGATTCTCAAAGTGTTGAGCCACCTTCATGAGGTTGATGTTGTAGTTGAGACTGAAGTTTGAATTGATCATGACAACTCGGAAAGAGTCAACTGGAACTTGGGTCTCCATTCCCAAAAAGGTCTTGAAGATGTAAGTCAGTTGGGTAATGATCCTCTTGCAATCAAATAAGTCACAGCAACCAGCCACTTGAACGGAGCCATTAGGGAAAACCTTTACAGACTTGGTGCTGTAAGAATCATGATAAGTGAGGGTAACTTGGTTGTAGAAAGTGGTGGGCTTCAATTTCCATTCAAAGCCACCATCACCCTTGGAACCTGAACGCTTCAATTTGAAAGATTCCAAATTCTCAAAAACTGAGCGAAGTTTCTTAATATCAATCGCTTGGATAAAGCTTGAAACCATCGTGATCGTTGTAATCTTTATCCAAGAAGGTCTTGTCTCCTCGGAGAATCCCTTTCTAAACTCATCAAGAGTCAGAAGGTATGAAAAGCTGTTGTTGGCGATAGCCGAATACATTGTTTTACTCTTTTATACAGAGCCTCTCGTCTTTATCTGATTTTATACTTAAAAGGGGGTGACTTAGGAGGTTATTTGCCACGAAGGGGTTGTTGCTGAAAAATCATAAACATGTTTGTATTTTGCCCCACTTATGACTGGTGTTTCTTTAATTACAGTAGTTCCATTAGTTCCAAGTATCTTAACTTTACAACCATTGAGACGACCATCACCGTCACCTCTATTATAAATTATAACTTTACCGATTTCATTATTGGCTCCCAAATCAATCTTTATAAAATCTAAATGCGCCTGGTCCAAATCGCAAACGGTGTGACCAAAATTTTCAACATCACCTACGATACCATCAGTAAACTTAACACCCGTTGGATCAGCACCGTGAAAACCTTTACCACTCGTAACAGTTTTACCTTGTGAAATTTTTGTTCCATTTTTATTATAAACCTCTACTTCCTGTAGATTGATTATTCTTGATTTTTCACATTCATCATAACCACTAGCATCGTATGCGATGGTATGCTCTACTTGAACATACTGACCACTCGGTATTATAGGTCCTGTTGGACCCTCTTCACCACCCATCATAAACATTGCTCCTATTGACGAAGATGAACACAATAACATTAAAACAGCTCCACCTATTAAAGTAGCTTTTGATATGTAATATAAGCATATATTTTTTTGGTTAAAGACATTATACTAAAAACAATTACATGACATCTTTCTTGAAGTCGGCTAAACACGTTTTCGATGTGGAATCTGAATTGGATTATGTGACCATAACATACGAACGTTTTGTCAGGGGCAAAGGATACGCGACTTATGTTGACTACATCCACACAAAGCCTCTCGCGAATTGGACGGTTCTCAAGTCTAAGAGTCAATCTATTCCGTATGAAAAATTCTTAGACACGATGTGTGAAAAGACCCTTGAAGTTCGTCAGAAATTGGCTGAACTTGCACTCCAAAACATTGTAGCGGATAAACAGGCTATTCATACATATATTCGTACAGCTTACGCGTCTAAGATTCTGGACCCCACCTTTCAACCACCTTGGATCAATACTGAAAGTGCTTGGCAGAGGGATTTTATTAAGAAGTTTTGTATGGATACTCTATCTGATCTGATTCAAAGGTGTGAGGATGAATCTAGATTAGAGTACTTCTTCAACGTCTTGCGTAATATACAATTAGGACAATAGCTATGAGAATGATAGAACCACCAACAATGGAAAACTCTGGATGATTAGAAACACCTATAGTCACCTGTTCAATAATACCTCTCTTCTTACCTTTAGTAAAACCAACGTCAATATTTCTACGTGGGTGAACATCTCTAAATAAAGAACACTCGGATGTAGATTCAGCACACAATCCATAGTCACAGAAAACACTTCTCTTGGGCTCTACGATGCCAGACTCTTTACGAATCTCAGTAAAATCATCATAACCACCACTTTGTCTCACACTTCCTGGAAGGGAAAAATCGTGGGTGACAAATGGATTAACCTTGTCAATTGCTTCTTCGTCAGTAAGCATCATATTACTTTTACTTCAGATTATATTTTTTGGTTTTCATTTTGGTTTTGTGTTCTTCCCACATCTTATCTAAATCTATGTTCAGCATATGTGCCAACTGAAAGAGGTAACTAAATACATCACCCATTTCCATCATGACATCGGTACCCCTTTCCTTCTTAAGACCAGTTTTCTTGTAGGTCTTCTTGTACTGACGAATTGCTGAAGCAAGTTCACCAAACTCTTCTGTCAGGAGAAGCCATACTGTATCAACTGCGGCGCGGTCCCAACCCTTAGATTTACATACTTTTTCGGTTTCTTGTTTATAGAAGTTCAAACTCATCTTACAATTACAGGGAGCCAAAACTTTAATTGATACCAATCTTCATATTTTTGGGAATCTTTTTACCCGTCGTACTTGTGTTTATTGGTTGAGCAAGGGGAACCGCAATTGTGTCAATATCTTGGACATATGACATGTATTGGCTGACCCCAGACTGAATCTGACCAATGGCAGTCTCTATGACACGAGAATTCATAAACTTAACTTGTTCGTTGATACGCGTGTGGTGGTCACCGGCGTTGTTGATGAAAACGACGCGCATGATACTGTATAAGTCATCAGGGTTTTGACGGTCAATGGCAATACCAGTTTTATTCTTAAACGCCTGGCGGATCCCACGCTGGAGAAGATCTTGGTTGAACTCAGAGAAGAACAGGGTGTTGAGTGGAGTCTCACACTGCTTGAGGGAATCGAGGTGGAGGTTATCACACATTTAATATACCCTCGGAAAAAAAACTTAGTAGATATTAAATGTTGAACATAGCTGATTTTGACGAGGCTTATGCCAACAAGCCAACCAACGTTGAACAGATACCATGCAAACCTCCAGCCTGCTTTGTTGGATCCTATGCCCCAGTAGCTCGTCCAGGTGAGGCTGGTCCTTTTTTCGTAAATAGCTACCTTCTTCAGCCGGATCGTAAGTTTGAAACTGTAGGAACTGTCAAGGTTACCGCCTCCGATCTTGAGAAGTGCAAGAAGTAAGTTAAAAATAAAACAAGTAGATTAATTAGTAATGAGGGTCATTAAACGCTCAGGTCGTATTGAGGATATGAAATTTGATAACATCACCAATAGGATTAAGAATTTAACATATGGACTCTCGGAAAATTGCGACTCTTCCAAAGTTGCTCAACAGGTAGCCTCCTCCCTCTATGATGGTATCAATGTTCAAGAAATTGACACCCTTTCCGCCGAAGTTTGCGTTGGAATGATTACATCCGACCCTGACTACGAAATCCTTGCCACTCGTATTGTTGCTAGTAATATTCAAAAGGTGTGCCCTAATAACTTTCACATTGCTATGAAGAAATTGGCCAAGGCTGGTATAGTTACTGAGCAAGTTGCACAAGTTGCTGGTATTGTCCGAAACGATATCATCACAAAACGGGACTTTGATTTTGGCTATTTTGGTCTCAAAACCCTAGAGAAGAGCTATCTTCAACGACTTGATGGTATACTCATGGAAACGCCCCAGTATATGTTTATGAGGGTATCCATTGGTATCCACGGTGATGATATCCCCTCCGTGCTGGACACATATGATAAAATGTCCCAAGGTCTATTTATTCACGCGACTCCTACCCTATTCAATGCCGGTACTCCAAGGCCACAGATGTCCAGTTGTTTCCTAATTGCAAATAAGGAGGACTCAATTAATGGGATTTATGGCACACTGACAGAGTCAGCACAGATCTCTAAATGGGCAGGAGGTATAGGTCTTCATGTACATAACGTCAGAGCCAATAAGTCTCGTATTAGGGGCACGAATGGTCAGTCCGATGGTATTATTCCAATGCTAAGGGTATTTAATGCCACCGCTCGGTACGTAAACCAGGCGGGTCGTCGTAAGGGTAGTATAGCAGTCTACCTGGAGCCATGGCACGCCGACATTATGGAGTTCTTGGAGCTACGTCTCAATCAGGGAGACGAGGAGGCTCGTTGTCGTGACCTTTTCTCAGCCCTCTGGATTCCAGACCTCTTCATGAAGAGAGTGGAACAGAATGGTCAATGGTCCCTCTTCTGCCCAGACAAGGCACCCGGACTCTCAGATGCAGTGGGTGAAGAGTTTGAAGCCCTCTACACCAAGTATGAAGAGGAGGGTCGTGCTAACTCCACGGTACCAGCTACTGAAGTTTGGAAGGCTATCCTAAAGTCTCAGACGGAGACTGGAACACCTTATATGCTTTACAAGGATGCGTGCAACAAGAAATCTAACCAGAAGAATTTGGGTACCATCAAGAGTTCCAACCTATGCACTGAAATTATAGAATATACCGATAAGGATGAAACTGCTGTGTGTAACCTGGCCTCAATTGCTCTACCAAAGTATGTGGACGTAGAGGGCAAGACATTTGACTACGAAAAACTCCACGAAGTTACTAAGACTGTAACCAAAAACTTAAACAGAGTTATTGATAGGAACTTTTACCCAGTTGAGACTGCCAAAAAGTCAAATATGAGGCATCGTCCAATTGGTCTGGGTGTCCAGGGTCTCGCGGATGTATTTATTCTTTGCCGACACGCATTTGACTCTGATGAAGCTAAGGAGATTAATGCTCGTATCTTTGAGACGATGTATCACGCAGCCCTTGAGGCTTCTTCTGAACTCGCAGAGGTTGATGGATCTTATGAGACGTTTGAGGGCTCTCCAGCTTCACAAGGTGTGCTCCAATTTGATATGTGGGAAGGTGAAACGAAGCTTCATTATGATTGGGATGCTATGAGGGAACGTGTGAAAACTAAGGGACTTAGGAACTCTCTTCTCATGGCTCCAATGCCCACCGCTAGCACAGCTCAGATTTTGGGGAACAATGAGTGCTTTGAGCCATACACCACAAATATCTATCTTCGTCGCACCCTCGCTGGTGAATTTGTAGTTGTTAACAAGCATCTTGTAAATGATTTGAAGGAGATTGGTCTCTGGTCTAAGGAGATGAAAGATCTCATGGTGAAGGCTGGTGGCTCAATTCAGAACATTGTTGACATTCCAGATGATATCAAGAAGTTGTACAGAAATGTGTGGGAGATCAAGATGAAGGATGTCATTGACATGGCCGCTGCACGTGGACGATTTATTGATCAGTCTCAGTCTATGAACCTCTTCATGGAGAGTCCTACAATGTCCAAACTCTCCTCAATGCATATGTATGCTTGGAAGCAGGGTCTAAAGACAGGTATGTACTACCTACGCAGTAAGGCTAAGGCTCGGCCAATCCAATTCAGTCTTGAACCTGAATGTGTGGCTTGTTCAGCTTAAAGTTTTAATCACATATTTACTTAGTACAAATGTCTAAAATTACCGACGCTATTGAAAACTTGGAAATTGCCGAGTTTAACAACCGGAAAATCGTACTTTCCACAAAGGATGGAACTCCAATGAGGATCCAATTCCCACGCCTATACATGCCCTTTGGCGTTTCCGGTTTTACACCCGAAGTCGGACCAACTAAATACAATATTGATCTAGCTCTAAAGGGGTATGATGAAGAGGGAAGTTATGTGAATAAGTTTTATCAGTCTCTACGCGTTATTGAGGATAAAATTATTGACGCGGTCGTTGAACAAAGTGAAAAGATTTTTGATAAGAAGATGACAAAGGAAGAGCTCATTCCAATGTTTAACTCTAACGTGAAAGAAAGTCCCGATCGTGAACCCAAGTTTCGTGTAAAGGTTGACACGGATCATAATAGTATGATTAAGGCGGCAGTTTATGACGCAGACAAAAATCCCATCAAGACTGAAGTTTCAAATGGTCTCTATGCAAGAAATAGTGGACATGCTATTGTTGAACTCAACAGTGTCTACTTCTTGAACAGAAAGTTCGGGTGTACTTGGAAGTTGTATCAACTTGTGGTGTATGAACCACAAAATCTCAAGGGTTTCCAATTTCAGATTTAATATAAACGTTTAATTATGTTTGAACCCGGTTTGTTAAAATATTTAGCAACGGGTTTATAGTTTCTGTAACCACCTGGCATCTTTGTGAACATCGCACCTCTACTCGTTTGATAAATACGACGCCTTTGATTATCAAGAAAGTTTGTATTCATCGCAGCCTTTCTAGCGCGCGCGAGAACGTCCATAATTACTTATTACCGTTATTTTTATTCATGAGAAGTATATGATAAATGATTTGAGCCTCCTTAAGAAGTTTACCCTGAATCTTGGTAAACCCCTTAGGGTCTTTTCCCAACTTAATCTTAGCTAGACGCACGGACTCGTTCCACTTAGCAAGAGTCATTCTTACATTACAACAATAATTTTTTACGCCATCTTCTTCATCTTCGTCTTGTACGCCTTGGTACCCTCCTTAGGCTGAAGCTTGAAACCCTTCTTGGCAGGCTTGAAGACCTTGGTAAGGTGCTTCTTACCCTCACGCTTCATACGATCAAGTGCAGCCTGGTGGGCCGCAACACTCTTGATCTGGCCATCCTTGGGATCAAGCATGAGATCCTTCTTCTTGAGGCCACCCGCAGTTTGGTCAGCAGTCCCATGGAAAACTTGAGCACGAGAACCAATCATTTTATTTATACATTAGGCTTTGAAAATTTTCTTGATGTCCAAGATTGAAATCTTTTCAGTTGTTCTCTTTACTGGAATCTGTTTCTCAATTCGTTCATCGTTTAGGACCTTGGAGCACACGATGGATTTATGACCCTGGAGAGCCATCATCTCCTCTTCCACCGAAACAAATGTATCCGTCTCTTTGTAGATAAGTTTTTTTACGTACACCTGTTTAGTTTGTCCTGTTCGGTGACTTCGGCCAACAGCTTGAAGTTCTGTCGCTGGATTCCAAGAGGGACCAGTGATGTAGACCCTAGTAGCCTCTTGAAGATTGAGACCTTGACCACCAGACTTGATTTGAATGATAAACACAGAACCGGGTGGAGCTTTTTTGAAAAGAGTCACCTGTTTGTCCCTCTCCTCTTTTGCCACTGAACCATCAATCCTGAATGTAGGACATTCCAACTTACTTTGGATGTAGTCCATCTCACCCATGAATTGACAGAAGACAAGGGTTTTCTCATCTGGGTGAGAATTGATCATACGAAAGAGAGTCTCCATTTTGTTGGACCTCCCAATCCATTCCTCGGGTTGGGTTCCATTCTTTTTCGCGATACCATTCAGGTACATTTGGGGCCAAATCATACACTGTCTGGCACGAAGGAGGCACTCTAAGATGACCATATTCTTTGAGTTGAGACTGATTGCATTTCTGAAAGCCTCCTGAATGGTGGCCTGTGCATCCTGAAACACAAACTCATAAAGTTGTCTCTCATCTGGAAACATATCAAGTTCCACATTCTCAAAGTGACAATCCGGCAGTCTCAAACGTTCGTTGATCTTTGCCAAATCATCTTTGGTTCTCCGGAGGATATAGATATCCTTGATCTTATTGGTCATTCCTTGGACAAGAGCTTTATCAATACCAAGGAAGGCACACAAAGACACAAAGTCTTCCATTGAATTGAATACAGGTGTACCGGTGACAATCCATTTGATCACGGCGTTGATACGGTACACACTTTTGAACAATTTTGACTTTTTGTTACGAATCTCATGAGCTTCGTCAAGAATGATTCGGTCCCACGTTTTCTTGTGGATAGGTGTGTCTTCGTGGGTTGACAGAAGAGAATACGGCATGATAACAACATCAGCCTCTTTCAATTTTCTGTCTGGACCATCAAACACATGAACAGACATTTTAGGGGCAAATTTTGCAATTTCATTCACCCATTGTGTGATAATAGATTTAGGTACGACGATCAGAGTACTTTTCTTGGGGTTTCCAAGCATGGTAGAAACCATCTGTACAGTCTTACCTAGACCCATTTCGTCACATAGGAATCCTCCCTTCGGACCAGACTCCTGATTTTCCATAGTGAGCATCCAAAGGACACCCTCACGTTGGTAAGGTGCAAAGAGACGTCCATTGAGGTTGTCTTTAGCGAGGTTGTATTGTTGTTCAATCTTCATGGTATTCGTCTTCGTCAGAAAGTGACGTCACTTCACACTTTGGAGGTTCAACTTCCTTTTTTTTACGAGTACGCTTTGGCTTAGGTTGTGGAAGTTCATCTATGTGCTCCCTAAAATACAAAACTTTGTCCCAAAACTCTTTCATCACGGGGAAATACGTCTTGAACCATTCGCGGTCACGAGGGACGTTCACCACATCAAACTCCTCGGGCCTAGGCCAATTCGTCTCTGCGGGTTTGTACTGGATAAAATCTGCTGATTCTAGATCTAATATCTCCATACAAAGCTGCAGCTGCGGCATATAATGTTCGGGTACTTCACCTGGGATGATCGCGCGTGATTGGGGACACTTGATCTCTACAAGCTTACCCGATTCGGAAACGCCGTCGGGACTTCCACCTAACCAGCTATGCTCTGGATGAGGGCAGAGCCCAATTTCGTGAACAACCTCATTATGTCTCTCTTCATAGAGAATACGGGCTTCATCTTCATATTTCTCTCCGTGACGTGTAGCCGCGTTCCCGGTAAACTTCTCACCTAGACCACACTTCTTCAAAAGAAGATCTTCAGGTTTCTCATATTTATTCTTTCCAATTGCTGTCGCGGCATCCGATGCGGTTAACATGTTTCCACGGAGTTTCAGCCACGCTTCACTCTTTTGTGCATCATATTCACGCTCAATTAGAGCCTTTACGTTTGGGTGCATGTTAAATTATTGTTGTGGATAGTTTTTAAGCTGTTGGAAAAAGATCATAGCTGCATTTTGTTCAGCCTGCTTTTTACTTTTTGCATACCCCCTACCCGCATATTGATTGTTTATATAGGCGTCAATGAAGAATACACCATCTTCGTGTGCAACAACTCTATATTCAGGTAGAGGTAGATTCATAATTTGACAATATCTCATGAGATGATCTTTGTAGTTGTCATCAATCATAATTGAATTGAGATTGACATATTCTGGATCTTGGTATATTCTGAGGACAAACTGTTTTGCGTGGAGGAGACCTAGATCCATATAGATAGCACCCACGAGAGCCTCAAATACATCTTCTAGAATTTTAGGGTTATTATTCCAACCATTGCGCATACCTTTCTCATCCATTAGAACTAGATCATTTAGACCCAACTTGAGAGCTATGGCTGCTAGAGTCTCTGAACGAACAAGTTTTGTACGCGCTTTCGTAAGAAAGCCTTCTTGCTTTGATTCATGACGATCAAATAGGAATTTAGTTATAATGAAACCTAACACCGAATCACCCATAAACTCCAAAGTTTCAAATGATTCTGTGAGCTGTTCATATTCTTTGAGTGCGGACTTATGGGTGAAAGCCTTTTGGTACAAAGTCAGATCTTTGATCTTTGTACCAATAAGTTGTTCAATTTGTTCTTTTGAGACAGACATATTGTGATTATGTGTTATTTTTTTAAGCCTTCTTCACGTAGTGGGGAGAGAGGTACTTCTGGAGGTTAAGGTAAGTGACGGTGACGTCAGCTGGGGGCTGAAGAAGCTCCTTAAGCTTGTCGTCAAGGATGAGCTGACGACCGTTGTCAGGGTGCTTGAGTCCCTTATCGGTGATGTACTTGTTCACGAACTTGGTCACCTCAGAACGAGAGATGAGCTCACCCTCAGGAAGTCCAAGGAACTCGCGCAACTTAGGTGTGATTTCCTGCTTGCGGTTGAAGCCGTTGTTGGCGGCGCGCGCCTTGGCCTTCTCACCGTTAGGGTCCTCTTGGGTGTTCTTCACCTTTCGGACGAGCTTAGTGAGAGCCTTAACGTCGGCGCGAAGGGCGGCAATTTCAGATTGAATGGTTTCAAGAGACATCTTATATCTTTACTAAGTGGTTAATCTTTAAGTAAGGTACGTAAGAAATACAATTGAAACTATAATCAGTAAAATCATCATGTAAAGAGTTGGATCATATGCGGGTATTGACAGAGGTGACGGGCGTTCTATGATTCTGAAGGGTTCCCTAGGTGTTAATCCAGGTACCTGTCCCGGACACCCACCAGCACAACACGTACTCTCTGGGCAATCCACTACATGTGACCCCCGTCTTACACCACAGAACTGAGACTTTTTGGGATCGGCTACATCATTGTAAGCAAAGCACCTACACTCGTCTATTATACTACAGACCATATTATTATGTGAGAATATAATAATGGACACTGAAATTTATTCAGAAGCCGCTATCCAAAAATTCCTAAATGAAAATTTTTTGTTCAAGGATGCCAAGTTGAAAAAATATTACGACAGGAATGAACAGAGGGATCTTGGAAAATTCAGATATCGTGTGCAAACTACGTATGGTAAAAAAGACTTTGAAAAGATTGTATACCTCTTGATTACCAATTCATTGAGAGATATCATTTTAGAAACCATAGGTGAAATATCTGAACACATGAAGAACATGGGTGATCTCATAGTGAGTGGAGGAGAGGCTTTCAATTTATACGTTGAGTACAATAACCGAATTATTACCACGGATATTGATGCAAAGTTTGTTCCTAGAATGCCAGTGAATCCAAAATTTTTCGGTAAACTTCAAGCGACCAAGCTCATCTTGTGGGACAAAATGGGTGAAATAGCTAAGCGTTTGAATACGAGGGTTAGAAAACGAATGACTCTCATGAAAACAAAGCACCCCAAGCTCTTCAAGTTTTTGGGTCTAAGTATTCCACCTTCCGGGCCATCTGTTACACGTAGATATACCCTAATCAAAAAGAAAAAGTCTGGTATGGGAAATGATCCCAAAAAGGGGGATGTCTTCATTGACGTTGAATTATTTGCTCTTGATTTGAATACACGCTTCTTCTCTCCCAGTAGCGGTAAAATTGAGAATGTGACTCTCGGTGGCATACTTGATATTCCATTCATGAGACCAAAAGAGTTTGGCTATGAAGTTGTTCTCACCAGACGCAAGGGTATAACATACAAAAATCGTAACACTGGTAAGTTAGTCAGAAATAACAATGTATATGTGGCCAGTAGAGAGTTTTTGATTGAAGACATCTATTTGATGAGTAAACTCAAACTTCGTCCAGAGAAAAAGGAGAAGGATCGTCAAAGACTTGTAAAACTTGCACAACTTTTGGATAAGAGAGTGAAACCCACTGATTCCATTGATGATATCTTCAAGCGTGTAAAATCGCTTATCATCAGGCAGGGTGCCCCCGCTACAAAGAAAAATGCGCGCGTTTCTATAGCTCAGGCTGCGCGCGTAGATCCATTTAAGTACAAAAACTTTACAACTAAACCTTCAGAAGAAAAATTATCCAAACAAATTGTTCATGGATTGAAGCCTGTCACCAATAATGTTAACATAAATGGTTACAAGAACTCTTCAGGAAACAAACGGTTAAACCTCAAAAATCTCAAGTGGAAGAATGTCAATAACAACTCTTACGTTAAAAATGAAGTCAAATTAAGACCTGAAAACGCAAAGAAACTCCCAAAAAACATAAACTTCACAAACACTCTTTATGGATACAATCCCAGGAGAAATGTGTGGGTTCCTAAAAATGTCATAAATAAGTCAGCAGCTATACCATTTGTTGGTTTAAAGAATTGAAACACAAACCATATATAAAATGCTTTACAACGCTCCAGCTAAAGGTGATGATGGACTCTACTTCGTAAAGGCTCTCAACGATTCTAAGCGTAAGTGCCTTGTTCAGTTGAACAATGTGAAAATTGTGGATGTCTCAGGAGACATCGTTATGGATCTAGGCTCTGAAGCGAACATTTCTAAGATTCAAGAGATTGACGCGCAGAACCTCAGTGCTGCCGTTGAGAACGCGGAAACTTGGTTTGGTAAGAAGCTCTCTGATAAGGTTGTTGAGGGTGCCTACACCTCCAGTGTAGCCGACAATCAGATTACAGGCGAGCGTATTGAAGTTACCAAGGTATTCAACTCCGATCAGGAGATGGTTGATTTTGATGTCGTCCAGCCCGAAAAGACCTGTGATGTCATCCTTGAATTTGCCGGTCTCTGGTTTGCCAAGAAATCTTTCGGCTCTTCATGGAATGTCGTCCAGGTCAGGGTTCACCCAGACCCAATCCTTGACACTTATCCAGAAGAATATGCCTTCGTTGACGATGAGCAATAAAAAAATTGTTAACCTAATATAAAACATGATGAAGAAGGGTCGTACCCAAAACATACTTATGGTGCTCGCCGTCGCCGTGTTGGTCTATTTGCTCTTCACTATGAACAACAAGTCCGAGTATTCTATCAAGGAGCGTGAGTACGCCGCTGTTGGCACGGCGCCTTCCGCGGGTCCAACTGCCAATGGCCCAGCCCCAGCCAATGGTTGTGGCATGGAGAAGGGTGTCGGCCTCGCGTCTTCCCTCCTCCCACGTGAGGTTGCCTCTGCTGAGGACTTTGGTGAGTTTGCTCCAGAAGACATCCTCGCTGGTCAGAACTTCCTCGAGCCTCGTCAGCAGATCGGTTTCCCAGAGACCGTTGGTGGTGCTCTCCGCAACGCCAACCAGCAGATCCGCGCTGATCCACCTAACCCCAAGGACCCATTTGTGTGGAACAACTCCACCATTGTCCCCGATTTGATGCAGCGTACTCTCTGCTAAATAGCGCTTAAAGATTAGAACCCTAGTTTTAAATATTAAACATGTCAGTACCAAGTGAACTTTCTGAGAGTGTCTCCAAGCTCGTGGAGCTCTCCAAACAACTTTCTGAAGCAAAATCTGATATCAAAATCCTTAACCAGGAAGAGAAGCGTCTCAAGGAATCTGTGAAGAAGCACATGATTGATCAGGGTATTGATACCATTAACCTCAGAAAAGGTAAAATTAGCCTACGTAAGTCGGTACGTAAATCCGGACTTAATAAGGATGCCATCAAGGACGGTCTTTTGAAGTTCTTTGGTGGAGACGAAGCCAAGGTGGAGGGTGCTATAAACGCGATCCAGGACGGTCTTAAAGTCAAGGAGTCTACTTCTCTGTCGCTAACTGGTATAAAAGATAAGCCCCCAAAAGAAGATAAGTAATAACCATGGTTTGGAGCCAATACGTTTACGAAGCTACCACTGGTTTTGAGAACTCTCAAGCCAGTGATGATGAAGAAATCACTGATGAAACTCCTCTCAATATTGAAGACTGGCAAGTCCAATATTCAGAAGAATTGTGGTACATGTGGGATACTATGAACACACTCATGTATGATGCTTATATTCAGCACACTGGTAATTTTTCAGATTTTGCTGAATTTTGTTACATGGAACATCATCCCTATCAAGAACGTGTTGTGTGGGAATATCAAGAACAAACTAAGTGGTACGAAGAAAGACTTGCACACATTTGGAGAAATCTCAGGCGCATTGTTAATGATAATGGACTCCACGAAGAAATGATGAGGGGTGCCACTTTCTATCACTTTGTAGACTATGCTAAAAATTATATGTGCATATATTAAATGCTCCCCGATATCACTTCCCAAAAAGTTGCCGTGCCAGCCGCCCTTTTTCTCGCGCTCAGCCCCGGTGTTCTCGTGACTACCGCGGGCAAGAACGTCAAGTTTATGAACGGCAAGACCAGTCAAATGGCCGTCTTCTTCCACGCTCTCGTGTTCTTCCTCGTGTTCAGCCTCGTTGCTCGCGCGATGGGTCTCGTGCTCACCAAGACCGACCTTCTCGTGACCACTACCCTCTTCATCGCCCTCAGCCCCGGTCTCCTCCTCACCATCCCCCCAGGCTCCGGTGGTCTCTTCCAATCGGGTCAGACCAGCATTCCAGCGGCTGTGACCCACGCCGTTGTCTTTGCCGTGGTGTTTGCGCTTTTACGCAAGCAATTTCCTCAATTCTACTAAGTAGGAGGATGAAGTACCTTGTATTAGGTCCCGCATCAATGGGTATATACTCAATGATTGGGACTCTAAAAGCAATGGAATCCAACCTTGTGGATGTTAAGGAAATTTCCGGATCATCCGCGGGTTCAATATTGGCTCTATTTTTGGCTTTGGGGATGTCCGTTGATGAAATATTAAATGTATCTCTGTCTTTGAATGTCCCCGAATTTGTTAAGATACGTATAGGTTCCTTTTTTAACAAATTTGGTTTTGTTGATTTAGGACCCATACGTGATAAAATGGTTGAAATATGTGGTTGTGATCCCACGTTTGAAGAGTTGGATATGAAAATATACGTTTCAGCGTATTGTTTGAATACATCAACTACAGAATACTTTTCCCGTGATACTCACCCCAAAATGAAAGTTATTGACGCGGTGTGTATGAGTATGGCTATACCCCTCATTTTTGCTTGTGGTACGTATGAGGGTAAAACATACGTAGATGGTGGAACTCAAGAAGTGTACCCTATCACCCCATTTTTAGATAAGAAACCCCATGAAATTACATGTGTTAAATTGAAAATGGATAAAATTTACCAAGAAGAAATAAACACACCCAGACAATTCGTGGAATCTTTAGTTCGTTCAACAATTGTAAATAGACGTGAACACAGTAAAGATGTACACGTAATTGATATTGATATAGCCGATACTAATGTTTTTGACTTTAGTATGTCTTATGAAGATAAACTTAGACTGTACAACGTGGGTTACAAAACTAGAAAATAATCGTTACACTTTTTTGTTAACTTAATATATACGATGGACGCGTGTGATCCAAACGCGGATATAGAAAACCTCAGACAGTTGATTAAGATCAACACAGGGGTAGATGTTAAGTTAACAAAAAAAGAGATTTGTCAGGCATATGAAGATATCCAGGGAGGTAAGTTACCCCTTCCTCCTCTAGTTATGAATGCATCGCGTACGTATTTGGTTGACAAGAAGTCTCCTTTGAAGCCAAATGATTACGAACTTCTTTTTGATTCTTCCACAAAGCGCGCAGACCTTAAAAGGATTGCTCGTAAGGTTGATCTCAGGAATGTTGAACAAATGACTAAGAGTCAGATTGTTGATGCAATCGGAAAACGCCTGCGTTACATGAAAGTGCACGAGCCCGTCAAATTTGCTAGACGTACTCGTGTCGCCGTTAACAATTACACAGCAGTGAATGAGAATAACACAGCAGTGAACACTGTTAACAATACTACTCAGATGAATAATCTGAACACCAACCGTGTAAACAATGATTTGAACACTAACCGGGTGAACACCAACCGCGTGAACACCAATCAGGTGAACACCAACCGCGTGAACACCAACCGCGTGAACACCAACCGCGTGAACACCAACCGTGTGAACACCAACCGTGTGAACACCAATCGGGTGAACATTGATAGCCCGCGTGCTTCTTTTGGTGCTCGTCCTAACGGTCAAAGAGGTATGAACTTTTCTAGAGCTAATGTCTTTAGGAGGGGTGAGAAACCCGCTTTTTTAGGTGGAGCTAGACGTGCTGTTCGTGAACCAGTCAGAAATAACAGACGTCCCACCAACATGAACCAGCGCCCAGTGACAATGAATAAACCTGGTTTCTTTGCGAGCATTTTTGGTAAAAAGAATTTTATTCCCGCCAAAAAGTTCAACGGTGAGAAGAAGGGTTATGTTTTTAAAACCGGAAATCAGGGATTAGGCTATTACAAAAACACCGGTGGACCAGAACCCACTGTGGGTCCACCACAAGGTCCAACTTTACCAAACAAACCAATCCCAGCTATACTACCAAATGGTGATTTAACCACCGAACAAGCTGTTGCCAAAATTAAACAACTTGGTCTCAGACGTGAAAAGAAATTTTTGGAAAAGTTAGAGCTTGGTACGGTGACGAAAAAACAGGTAGTAGCTGAGGCTCAACAGGCTTTGGAAGAGGAAAAAAGATTCCTCGCTTTCATAGATGGTTTGAAATTACTCAACATTGAGAGTGAATACATCAAACAGCGTATGGCTGTGGATGATCTCCAGCAACTTAGAGTTGAAGCACAAATAAAGGCTGACGAGAGAGCCAATATCCAGAGAAGTAATGAAGAGAAGATGGCTATGTTTTTGGAAACTACATCTCTTAACCAGAGAAACAAAAACTCCTTTTTGAACAGGGCTAGACAAAATGGTGCGAATGTCAATAAATTGATCGCGGAGATTAAGAAGTTGATCACCGAGGAGGTATCCAAGGTACTCAATAAAAAGAAACAGGAGTTTAGAAATATTCTTAAGGATTACAACAAGTTGAGCAATCAAGACAAGGAAGATCTCGTGAAGAGTATTGATGAGAAGACAAACACTAATGCTATGAAAAAACTGGCTGAAAATCTCATCAAAAAGAGGATAGATGAAAAGAAGAACCTCGTGGCTCAAAATCTTCTCTCTTTCCTCACACCTCTCAAAATCAACCAAGCTAATAAGAATCAGTTTGTGAAACGTTTCAAGAATGATGATATTAACGTGAATACCCTAAAGAGGGAGGCTCTTCAATTAGAGAAGACTCAAATGTCTGGAAACATTGAGAACCTTCGTGTCAAACTCAATACGCGTTTAGGTGAGATAGGTCTCAACCAAGTGAATCAAAATGCTATCATGAAAAAGTTCCAAAACGGTAACCGAAATGTTGAAAAGTTGCTCCAAGAAGCTAAGCAGTTGAAGGCTCAAAGAAACGCGGAGTCTGGAAACAAAGCTAAACAAGAGTATATTTCTTATCTCAACACTCTGACTAATCTCACAAACGATGACAAGAGAAACTTGATACGAAATGGTAACCTCAACCGAAACAAGGCTCTCACCCTCTCTAAGCAACGTGCTGCCGAGAAGAAAGAGAGGGATAAAAAGGATTTTATCGGATTCCTTGCCGAGTTAGGACTTACCAATGAGAATAGAACTACTATGATTAACAAGTATAACGCTAATAAAGTAAATGTGGAGGTTCTTAGACAAGAAGCTATTGGACTTAGAAACGGTAAGATTTCTGAGAAGAAAGCGAAACTTCTAGCTCATATGAATAGTCTTGGTGAAGTTCTTACTTCAGAAAACCGTGGAAAGTTACTAAATCGCGTTGAAAATACAAATCTCAACACACTAAAAGCTAACGCCACTGGAATTGCCCAAAAGCGTATAGGTGAGAAGAAAGAAAAGGAAAGAAGGGAGTTGGAAGCCTATATCAATAGCTTAGGTCTTGGAGTGAACAACAAAAGAAACATTCTTAATCAAAACCCTACACTCAATAATGGTAAACGATTGGCAAATACTAAGCTAAAAGAAAAACAAGGACGTAACCAAAAGATTCAAAACAGAAAGAACTTGGAGGCTTATATCAACAGTTTAGGTCTTACTACAAATGAAAAGGTCAACATATTAAACAAGGATCCTAACCTGACAGAGGGTAAGAGACTTGCTAATAACCGGGTTCAAATGAAAATTAGGGAAAAGAGGAATAAGAATAAAACAGCTTTATCCATTTACCTTAATAAGTTGGGTCTCAAGAACACTGAGAAAAACCAATTTCTTACAAACTTGAATAATCCAAATGTAAACATCAACGCTATCAAACAAAGAGCTAACATATTTGTGCAAAATAAGAAGGCACAAAAACAACGAGCAAATCGGGAAGAATTTGAAGAATATCTCACGCAGTTGAATCTCACCAATGCGGAGAGACTTGAATTTATAAATATGATTACACAGACTAACAATACTAATGTGACCAGTCTTAAGAAGAAGGCTAACGCGTATCTAGCTGAAAGAATTAAAATTAGGAGAGCTACGATACGTCAAGAACTTGCCACTTATTTACAGGGTCTCAATATAACCAACAAAGACAAAACCAATATCATGAGAGAGTTTAACAATACGAATACAAATATACAGGTTCTCAAAAATCGTGCGAATGGTATCAGTGGTGCTAGAAAGCAGCAAAGATTCATAGAAGAGGAAGGTGAATTTATGAACTATCTCAATACTCTCACAAATCTTACAGCTAATAATAAAGCTAATATTACTTCAAAGTTGAACAGTTATTTCACCGATTGGGAGTCTCTTAAAAAGAGTGCTACCAATTTGGCTTTACAACGCGCTTCTGAAAAACGTAATAAAGAGAGAACTGAACTCGAAAACTACGCCACTGAATTGGGTTTAAACAATACTCGTAAACGTGCTCTGTTGAAACAGTTAGACAATAAGGTGTCTAATCTTAGCACTTTGAAGCGTGAAGCTAAAGAGATGAAAAATGTGATGAATGAAGAAGCTAGAAGTGAAAAGCGTAAGAATCTTCTCAGACAATTAACTCAGTTCAACATTACTAATGAAAACAGATCAGAACTCATGAAACAATTTGGTACTACTAACAATTCCTCTATAATCAGCCAAGCTAAGAACTTAGAATCTAATAGGAGGTCAACTAAGCGTGACGAGCTTTCTTTATTCATGTCTGAGTTAGGTCTTGAACAAACTGATAGAAATCTTATTCTGAGGAACTTTGATGCCAATCCTAAAAACACAACCCTTAGGAACAAGGCTACCCAACTCAAGCAGACCCGAAACAAAGAAGACCGTGAGAAGATTCGCCGTGAACTCAAAGAATATCTCAATACATTAAATCAATTGAATAATTCTAATAAAAAGAAGTTATTGGCTAACAACACTAGATCGTATAACAATGTTAAGAATGAGGCCAATCAACTTCAAGCTCAAAAGAAGGTTATATCTGAACGTAAGAAACAACGTGAAGAATTAGTGAAGTATATGAATACCCTCAATATGTTGAACAACGCTAATAAACAGAAGTTATTGGCTAACAATTCTAAGAATATCGCAAATATCAGAAACGAAGCTAACAAACTTCAGGAGTTCAAAAAGACCGCTAAGAGAGCTTCGGAATTAAATACGCTCAAGAAATCCATGAACGGTCTCAACCAAAATAGCCAATTATATGTGATTGATAAGTTTGAGACTCAAAATGTTACATTGAACTCTATGTTGAAGGAAGTTGAGCAACTCAAGAAAAAGATGGCTGCCGAGAAGAGAGCTCAAAATAGAGAAGAACTTGTTGATTATATGAATGGGCTAAGCATTGGTGACAACGACAAGAAGAAGATTCTCAAAAACTACGATAGTCAAAAGGCTAACTTTGGAACTCTCAAAAATCGTGCGACCCAAATCAATGCAACTATTAAGAACAAGGAGCGCCAACGCCAAGAACTTTCCAACTATATCAATGAATTGGGAATTAATGGTACTCAACTTCTCAAGAAGTTTAACGACGGTAGATCAACCCTCAACCGTCTCAAGGCTGATGCCGATAAGATGAAAACTGTGGCTAACGCACGCCTCGTGAACTCGAAGAGAAATCAGTTACGTACTCACATGAAGAATACACGTCTGAATGATACTACTAAAAAGTCATTCATCAATCGTGTGAATGTGAACACCAACATGAACTCCCTAAAGGGTGAAGTCAACAACCTTAACGCTCAACTTAAGACTCGTGATGAAGCGTTAGCAGCTAAAAAGTCTGAACTCAGCGTGTTCCTGAACACTCTCAATGATCTTAGACCAGAGAATCGTAAGGCTTTCTTGGCAAAGGTTGTAAATGCTAATACGAACACAGAAGCCATTAAACGCAATGCTACTACAATGAACAAAGCGGTTAAGAATAGGAGGGTTGAGAAAGAACGACAAGAAGAGGAGGAAAGAAAGAAAGAAGAAAAGAGGGCTAGAGAAGTTGACAGACGGCGCCTTGAACAACACCTCAAGGGTCTTAAGCATTTAACGAGTGCCGAAATGGCTGACTATATGTCTAGTTTTGAGAGAAATGGCGCTAAAATTGAAGATGTGGTTGCCACCTCTAAGGCTAAGGACAAAGACAACGAGAAGGACAAGGACACCCTCAGGTTTTACATCCGAGATGCCCAGATTCCACAGGCTAAGAAGGATTTATACCTCAGACAACTTCTTCAACCTCACATTAACACCAGACCTATTAAGAGGTTAGTTAATGCTAACAAGGAAGCCGAAAGAATTATCGGCGAACGTTTAAAGGCTCAAGTTACAAAGAAGCTTCAGACTCTCAAGGCTATTACCGCAAATAATAGAGCTAAGTTTTTGAATAATCTCAAGACTAAACCACCAAACGAAGTCCTCGCCGCAGCTGAAAAGCTTGACAATGAGAGGAGGAGTGTTCGTAACAAGGGTATCAAAAGTGTCGCGGATGAGTTGTCCAAGCTCACAAATTTAGAGAGGGATAACCGCAAGAAGCTAATGAACCGTCTCTCAACCAATGGACCCGAGAAGGTTTTGGCCAACGCCAAGAAGCTCAACCAAGAGAGGAAAACTGCTCGTGAAACTGAAGAAAGAAATAAGAGGAATAAGGAGAGTGTGGAAAAGGCGAACCTTATAAGAAAGGGTGTTGAAGATAAGTTCCGTAGGATTAATGGTTTAACCAAACAGAATGTGAAAAACTTTATGGAGAAATGGAACAAAACGAAGGACCAGAAGTTGTTTGATGAAGCTCGTAAATTGGGTAAAAAGAAAGCTGCAGAAAATAACAATGCAGCCGCAGAAGCTTCTAGACTCTTCAACGCAGGTGGTGACGTGAAGAACCTTGCTCGAGGTAAGAATGAAGGGGGTGTTGACAAGGAACTCCTTGAAACTGTGAGAAAGTTTGTTAGTTTCGGAATTGGAGGTCAAAGACGCGAGGCGTTTTTGGCGCGTGGTCGTGGTATGATTAATACAAGGCCTCTAATCAAAGAAATACAAGAACGTCAAGCATTAAGGGAAAGATTCTTCAAAGAATTAAACAAGGAGAAAGATTCAAGACTTAGAAGGCAATATTTAGATCTAATAGAGGATGCTACAAAACCTTTCGCTGATGTCAAAAAAACTATAGAGGGTACACTTAATACTCTCATACCCGCACGCAAATCTGTATTTGATAAGATATCTGCTTCTGAAACTAAGGATAAGAGTAGATGGATGGACAAGGTTTATGCAGCTACAGATGTAAGAAAACTCCAAGAGATTTCCCGCCTACTTGATGATAAAGCTAAACTTAAATCTGAAATTGAAAAGTCGTCACTCACTGATGATCAGAAACGACGCCACACCGCGACAGTTTTGAACGCGGGAAATGATATGGATAAAAGAAGACAGTTATTTATCCGCAATGTTCAAAATAAGAAAAAGAGTGGTAATCGTACAACAGCTGAAACAGCCAAGAAGCTTCAGTCTATGAATAAGTTAAGTCGTGATAATAGAAAGACCCTCATGAATAGGATCGCAAAGGGTGAGGATGCGCGCGCAGTCTTGAGAAACGCGGATAAGTTGCAGAGGAATCGTACTGCCAAGCAACGCCTTGAAGCTGAACGTAAGCAAAAGGAGCAACAGAGAAAGGTTGAAGAGCAGAAGAAGCTTGAAGAAGAGAAGGCTAAGAAGATGAAGGCTGGACAAGCCAAGGGTGATCTGGCTAAATCACTTTCTACTCTTAAGGCTCTTAATAGGGAAAACAGAAAGGAGTTAATCGCGAGACTCAATAAGGGTAACACTCCCAATACAATCTTACGAAATGCTCGTCAGAGAAATACCGAAAAACGGATGAAGCAAACCAAACCAAACAGTAATCCTTTATTTGCACCAAACAATAGCAAGGTTCCAGCCACTAATAACCCTATGTTTATCTTAAAAGAACAGAAAAAGAAGAACCGTGAAGAAGCTGCTCGTCGCGGTGTGTCTGTCAAGAAAGCCCAAAGAAACAGACAGATGAGAGAAAAAGATGAGAGGGCAAAGAAAAAGGCTGCATTCAATAATGTCATGAGAAAAACTAACGCCTATATGGCGGCCATGAAGAAGGAGGAAGAGGCTAAAAGGAGGGAAGAGGTAGCCAAGAAGAAGGCTGAATCGGAAAGGGCTTTAGCCAAGTCTAAATCTAATATGGAAGCCCGAAAGAAAGCTGAAGCTCAAGCTGTCCGTGATGAGACCGAGAGACGTCGTTTAGCAATGCTTGAGCGTCAAAAGAAAAAGGATGCCAAGGCTGCGTTACGAAAACAGAATAAACAACTCGCTAGGGCTACAGGACAAGGTGTAAAAGCAACTCAAAAGAAACAACAGGCCATCCGTCGTGGGAAATAATCTTGTCATATGATAGATGGTTATAATACCCCTAAGCAATTCGGGTATCCTAAGTGCCCATGGTTACAGTGGTGTGCGTGATAAGTCTCCACTCGCGAGACATCGCGCTCTAGCTAAAGTGATAAGAGCGGGAGAACCACCCCTCGGTCTCTTCCGTCGTCTCAATGTTTTGATGATCCTTTTCAAGAGGACCGATCCTAAATTATCCAAAATTTTCAAGAAGGATCGTGATTGGGTAAAGGAAAAATATATGTAAAGTTAAAGACTTAAAGCAATTTTCTTATAATGGAAAATTGTGATGTATGTTGTGAAAAATTTAACAAAATAAATCACAAAAAGGTTGATTGTCCCTTCTGTGATTTACATAGTTGTCGTACGTGTTCACAGAAATATCTTCTATCAATATCCGATGATCCACATTGTATGGGGTGTAAAAATATGTGGAACAGAGAGTTTGTAGACTCGTTTTGCACGAAATACTTTCGTAATACCGAACTTCGTCGTCATAGAGAGAATATCTTATTTGAGAGGGAAAAGGTGAGGATGCCCGAAACACAACCAGAGGTTGAAAGGGTCAAGGCTATGAGAAAACTACACAAAATTATAAATGAACAGAGAGGTAGACTTTTGGAACTTCACAGAAGATATGGGATATACATAGCTCAAACTACATTAAGAGAAATACCCGAGCCAATACAGGAACTGAGAGCTGAAATGGAAGAAACATATAGGGAACTTGAGAGGCTTCGTCGTGGCGGTGAACTTGTAGTGGGTGAAGAACCTAAAAAATTTGTTCGTAAGTGTCCAACGGAGGAATGTAAAGGTTTTATGAACGAGGAATGGTTTTGTGGTCTCTGTGACCGTCACTTCTGTGAACATTGTAATGAAGAGGTATGTGAAGGACATACATGTGACCCAGATGCAGTAAAAACAATGAAACTTTTAAAGAAAGATACTAAACCATGTCCAAAATGTGGAACGATGATACAAAAATTATCTGGATGCCGTCAAATGTGGTGTCCAGATTGTCACACCGCATTTGACTGGGTAACAGGTCAAATAGAAACGGGTAGAATACATAATCCACACTATATGGAGTTTAAGAGAGGTCGTATTTCATCTAGAGAACATGGTGACATACCATGTGGTGGAATACCGACATTTAGGGAACTTCGGGAGATGAATGCACCTGATAATATCATGCGCTTTGCAACAACGTTGAGTTATCTTGATAGAGAATTAGTTTATAGGTATGGAGATATGTATGACCAAGGCAATAGATACCTTAGGGTAGCCTATATGTTAAATGAAATTGACGATACTTTCTTCAAAAAAGAAATTCAGAGACGTGATAAACAAAGGGAGCGATACAGGGATATTAACAATATATTTAGAATGGTGATAGACACAGGTGGGGATCTTCTAAGACAGTACGTACTTGAACCAGAAAAATACAGTGAAACTATAGTCATATGTAAAAAATTAATTGAATACGCAAATGGTGTCTTAGAAACTATACGAAAAAGGTACAACTGTATCAACCCCCGGAATATTTATCTTCACTAAATGTAAGATGATACTTTTGATATTCATTATAGTACTGATATGGTATCTCATACCGGTATACCAGAAACCTAGGGTAATACCGAACTTTATTTCAGACGAAGAGATTAACCACATCAAGAAGGAAGCTGAGAGTAAGTTCTCTACATCAACAATTGCGGCGAATGGAACCATTGACAAGACTATGAGAGACAGTGAAACAGCTTGGTTAGATCTAGAAGATCCAATTGTAAATAGGGTTGCGGAGAGATGTGTAAGTCTTACGGATAGACCTCTCAAAAACTGTGAAAAGTTACAGGTGTTGCGCTACGGATCCGGTGGTTTTTATAGTCCACACCAAGACACTTTCAGTGACACAAAAGGAAATAAGAGAATGTACACGATTATTCTAGCCCTAAATGACGACTATGAAGAGGGTGAGACTATATTTCCAAATTTGAGAAGAAAGTATAAACTAAGAAAAGGTGACGCGCTCTTCTTTCATACACTAGACAACTATGAACTGATGACTTCCAAGGCTTTACACGGCGGACTACCTGTAAAGTCTGGTGAGAAATGGATATGTAATTTGTGGGTTCATAAATATCCTTACAATTAATCTTTAACTTCTCCACGAACTTTCAACTTTACTCTATTCATTTCGTGAAGAGCCTGAACAGAATCTTTGTTCTGACCCACATATGGAACAGCATACGCATTTTCACACAACCACTTGTTCACATTGGTCCATTGACCATCTTCGGACACCCAAACTTCCGCCAAAATACGACCGAACTTACCCCGAGAGTCCCGTTCTGGGCATCTGAGTTGGATCTCAATATCATCCTTGTCAGATTCCACAGCTTTGAGGCACCACTCCTTCAACTTCATCTTGGAAAGAAGGCCATACTTCTTCTCTTCCTTGTCTGACGTTCGTGATTCTGGAGTATCTATACCTAAAAGCCGCACCCTCTGACGAGTACAGACGTCAAATCCTAAATCCAGAGTCACGTCTATAGTGTCCCCATCTACAACCTTCTCAAGAGAAGAAACTTTGTACACATATTCGCAAGTGGGCTGATTGTATGTAGCCATTTTTACTATATGTAAAGATATTAAAGAATCATTCGCAATATATCGAAATGAGCGAACCCACTAAGAAGTGCTCTAAATGTAATGAGGACAAGCCAATTAGCGAATTCTCTTTTCTTAACAAGGCAGAAGGCACAAGACACTCTCAATGCAATTGCTGTAAGTACTATCCTAAACCAATTGGAACTAACATGCGTAAATGTTCGGATTGTGGATTACTCAAACACTATAAAGACGATTTCCCAGCATCAAATACATGTTGTAAACCATGTTTTGTAATTCGTAAAAGGAGGCGAGATGCCGAAAAAGAGGCTTCTTCTCAGACTCAACTCCCTTTTCAACCAGTGTCTCCAGTCGTAGAAACCCACTTTATCGGTCGGACACCTGTAGAATCAGATGAATTTTTCATGCAAGGAGTATGTCACATTACTATCGAAGAAGAAGAAGAAGAACCAACACACAAACCGTGTGAAAGATGTAACGAATTGAGACCTCTGGAAGACTATCATAAAAACAATCAAAAGCAGTGCAGATTTTGTGTTCAGGAATTAAAGTCTGAAAGAATGGAAAGTATCCATGAATTTCTCAAAGATAAATGGCAACGTGCAAAAGATCGTGCCAAAAAGAAACACATAGAATTTACTGTAACTTTGGAACAGTGGAACTATATATACTTTGTCATACAAAGAGGTTTATGCGCTCTCTGTGGTCTCCATATGACACACAAGGCATCTGCTAAATTGGATGATGATATTGAAAAATTTCCTTTCAATATCAGCCCAGATAGAAAAGATAGTACCAAGGGATACACATTTGAAAACGTTCAGTTTGTTAGATGGTGTCTCAATTCAGCAAAAAATGACATGGAACAAGAAGCCTTCATTCAGATGTGCACCGAAGTTGCGGAGTATCACAAAAAGGTAAAAGAACCTCACTGGACTCCAGAAGCATAAAATGTTGACAAATATAAATGAAGTCTGTGGTGTTTACATACGGTCGTTTCAACCCACCTCATAAAGGGCACCGACTCATGATTGAACAGGTCATTGAGACTGCCCGCAAATCAAATAAAACACCTGTCGTTATCGTATCTCATTCTGTAGGTAACGCGAAGAATCCACTTCCAGTTGAGAATAAGATGAGAATTCTCAGACGTTGGTTTCCAAACGTGACCATCATGAGTTCTGCGAAGAATAGAAGTATAGCCAAGATCACAGAAAACTTCAACCAAAACTCAATTATGATTGTTGGTGCCAATCGTCAAAATAGTTTTGGGTTTCTTCCATTCAAAAAGGTTGCTGTCCCTCGTTCCAACAATGCACCTTCGGCCACCATGGCCAGGGCGGCTGCTACGGCTGGTAACAAAAATGCATTCAAAAATATGACTGGTTACAATCTCACAAACAATTTGAGAAATAAGATTGTTAAAGCCAAGAATAAGAAGAAAAGATAATGTTAGACGTGGAAGCTCTAGCTAAAGAAGTATACACGCTAGGACCCGGTTTTTCTGAACGTGTATACCACAATGGTATGGAAGTTTTACTGCGTAATGAGGGTATACCATATGAAACTGAACGTATAGTTACAATACCTTTCAAGGATCATATAATTGGAAATTTAAGAATTGATATGGTGGTTAATAATGAGATTATTCTGGAGTTTAAAACTATTAGAGCTCTTAGTGATCAGAATGAGATTCAAGCTCGTAATTACTTGAACTTGACTGGCTTGAAGAAGGCCTATCTGATAAACTTTCCTCCGTTTCCGAATCGTGATGTAGAGATTCGTTGTGTTGTATCCACACCATAAAAGGTAGAACTCTCGCTAACATTTTGTAAAACTCTTTAGATTCATCGTGATACTTCTTAGGATTGCGAAGACCCTCTGTAAGTAATTCTTGGGCTCTCTGTAGATGGTATTCAGCCTCCTCTACACAGAACTTCTCGTATTCGTTCATTATCCTATTTGTGGACAAAATCTTTAACCACACATAGGACACTTGTCAAGTCTTGGAAAGCAGACTGAAGCGCAGACATAGTGTGTGCATTTTCTAAATTTGACACACTTTTTTACATCTGAACACATTGGACACTCCACATTTTCTATGAATTCAAGTTTCTCATTTTTAAATCTCCAGAAACAACTCGTACACACTTTGAGTCCAGGTTTCACAGTCTTGAAACATACGTCAAAGTTGGGACACTTCATTATTATATGGTTGGTATAAATTCCCACTTCAAATCACTGCAGATCTTTTTCCATATTTGATCTTGTGCATATAGTTTAGATTTGGATTTTAGAAGAGGAAAGTATTGAAGGTATTCATCCTCCTCCAAAAGTTCACAAAATTTATAGAGTACGTACGAATATGAGAGAAAATTCTTTCTATCCGTTGGACAGTTATCGTCAAATGGTTTTTGGATGTCCTTAAACATGATACGTAACCTTTCTTCTAAAGCCTGTGGCATGTTTGGTGCCTTTATGCCATTAAGTATATTCGTAATGTATGGTACGTGTTCATAATACTTGTTAAGTTTCAATTTCTTGAGAAGACCCCGAATTTTTGCATGTGTAATCTCATCCAACTTTTTGATCTTCATTTTTTTGAGTTCAGCCCTTAATTGATCCATAACTTCATCGGGTATGGTTGTCATTTCTTGTGCTTGAAATTGACTTAACCATTCGTTGAAGTGATTCTCTCTCTTGTAACTGTAATTAATAATCTTCTCAGATGTTTCCTGTTCCTCTCTGTATGTCAATTCTTCACTAATTAAGGATGCTAATACCAACCCACACACATCACACACGAGTTCACTCGTATCGTGTATATGAATGATATTACTGTACGAACATGACGGGCATTCGTCAAGTCTTTGATACTCTGCTGGTTTGGCTATATTTTGCTTCTCTACTTCAATGAGGTAGTCATTGAAAATATCCTTTCTCTTCAGACCTACCGTCTCCTTTACGTTAAAAATGTTGTCCGTATTAGTTTCTTCTTCGGTTGTATCAGCGTATTGGTTCATATACGGCATACACCTAATGATATAATCAGACATCTCCCTTTCATATACTTTCTTATTCTCGGGGTCTGTGTTAATGAGGTTTGTCCAATAATCAACTTTATTTTCGTACCTACTTAAAAAGTTGCCCTCCATTATATTTAAGAATGCTTCTTAAACTTTTAAGTACTCTTATATACCTTTATAAGAAACTTACTACTCCAGCTGATTACACTATCATTTCAGAAGAGCTGGAGTATAGAGTTGATCATGATATGAAGTATCAAATTGAGGATGACTTTTGGCGCGAGGAAAGTAAAGATTGGAAGGATGGTATTTTAGATGAATATCATTGTTATGCTACTAATAAACCATTCAGGAATACAATCGTCCCTCAGAATGTGAGTAATCTCGTTCTTCGTGTAAAGTATTACTACAATGGAAATGTGTACAAAGCTATTACACAAGACATCAACTTTATACCGGGGAAATATGAGCAGGACAATATGATATTTAGCGTTCCGTTAAGGCATGCATGGATTGTTGATCACGACGATAAACCACAAGTGGATATTACAGAAAAAGTAAAGAGGTATGCTGGTCCGAGAAATGATTTTCATGGTCAGAAGGTACGTCTAGAAGACTTTTTGTACTATACCAGGAAAACCCTTGAAACGAAGTTCCCAAAAATTATGCTTACTAACTCATTAGGTATGAAAAAGATTGTTTTAACTACTCAAGGCTCTACAAATGATCTCCGCATTCCATAATTACATGTCATCAGAAACCTTAGTCGCGAGATAAAATTTCACCTCGCCCAAGTTTGCTACATTGTATTTTAAAATTAGAAATCTATTACCCTCTTCTTGCATGATTTGCACAGACGCACACATACTCGTCGCCTTTGTAAATATATTCAGGTACTTGAGGCTATAGAGACCCTTAATTTCTGGACTCTCTTCGGGGCATTCAATACACGTTTCCTGGTTTGCAAAGTCACCCTCGCAACGAAGCCTGAGTTCCTTGTCAATGCGGGTAATTTCAATCTCTGGTCCGATGTTTGACATATCTCTACACAATCTCTGAAAATCAGCAGAAGGTAAGATAGTATTGCTGGTCATAGTGACATCTGGAACTTCAATACGACTCTCGTTAATGTCTAGAAGTTTGAGTTGAAAACGGGTACTCGTTTTCTTTGATTCACTCGTAATTTCAATATCCATAAACTCTTTGGAATTTATTTCAATCTTGAGAACATCATTGTTTGTGATTGTCTTCAAAAGTTTGAAAGTGTTTGAAATATTGATCCCAGCAATGATCTCTTCTTGATCACAATGGTACTCCTCAAAATTATCAGCGGCGAGAAACATATCAATTAGGGATGTCCTAGCGGTGTCCAATGTGACTATGTACATACCCTGTGGGCGAAAGTAGATATTTACATCATTAAGAATATCCTTGAGAACTTCAAATGTTGATTTGATGGCAGATGCTTGAATCGTCACCAATTTCATATTACTAAATATTCCGCGTTATATCTTTAAATCTGTTGGGTATACGCAACACCTTTGCTTACATCTCGGCTAATTTTTTCTTCCAGTTCACGTGTCATAGCGGGTTGAAGAGATTGACCGTAAGAATCTAGAGAAAACATCTCCGAATCATTTTCATCGCCGTCAAGTGTTGACATGGAACAACCACCCCCAAAACCCCAATTCGTAATTTCTTTGTTTGGGAGGAGTGAGTCTAACCAGTTCTTTATTTCAGTACCAACGAGGATCTTTCCATTCTTTGTTAGCATTGTAGGTACTCGGGTAATCTTATTCTTATACGCCGGTGGAATACCCTGGGTATTTATATTGTGGTAGTGCACAAGCTGTTTCAACTGTGGTTGTCTATTAATGTAGTCAATAACTTCCATAGAGTGCTTACACCTTGGGCTATATATCAGTAGAGACATCTAATAGTATACGGGTATTTTGTAAAAAAAAATTAACGCATAGTAGTAAAGATGATGAACTGGTCTCTGACGATCATTCTTATTGCCATTGTCCTGTTGCTCACAGTCAGGCGTGAGCCATTCACAGAAATATTCGGGTTTTCAGGGCACACCAGACCAACTGGTCGTGTTCGTCTAGATGACACAAAGCCTGATCTCACGGGGTACAGCCAGGCGGAAGCTAACATTGATAACGACTTGATGCAAGAATTCGTTCTGCAAACAAACAAAGAAATTGCTAAGCGCACTGGTTTATGTACATACATTATTGAGACCATCTCCGTCAAAAAGTATGTCAATGAAGAAAAGGAAGTCTATGAAGCCGTGTTCATGACTGTCAAAAACAATGGTTTCTCATTTGGTTTCACTGTTGCGGCTTATTTTGAGGTTGTGAATGGAAATGTGAAGCTCGTTTCTCTTCGTACCCAGCCACTTGAGCTTGAGTCTGCTTCTGAAATTGCTCCATTTGTTGATAGCGTTTCCGGTAAGGATTTTGTAAACTACGAACTTGTTAAGGAGAAGGCTGTGCCTAATGTGGGTGAGTTAGAAATGGCTAAAAATAAATTGCAGTAATTGTAATGATCAGCATCAATGACGTAACAAAGATTGATGAAAAGAGAAAACAGATCAAGAAGGAAATCTATAAACGAATATACGAACAGTTTTCTCGCAAAATAAAACAGTCTGTAGAGCTTGGTCACAAACAAGTGTTTCTGACGGTGCCCACATTTATCATTGGGTGCCCCACGTTTGATAGATCTGCCGCAGCCCGCTACGTGGCACGTCAATTTACATTGGGTGGATTTGATGTGAGACTCATAAGTGATTATGACCTCTATGTATCGTGGATCATACCTAAAAAGGTTAAATTGAAAAGTGAAACGGAAGAACCAGACTTTCCAGATCTTATGAATTTGAAGAAAATGGCCGATAAGTACAGGAGAAGTGCGTAGGAAGACTGGTAATAAAAACACACTCAATGATAAATGGATAACTTGAACGTATTAGTTGAGGCTAAGAAAGAGTATCTTGGTCAACTTTGTCTTATTATGTGTCCAGTTATGATTGAAGTGTTTCAGGATATGTATGATGAAGCTACGAAACTTTCGAAGGGTAGAAAGACCCTCATCATGTTTCAAAAGCTTCTCAAGGAGGTTCCCAATTGGTCTAATCAGATGTCCTCCCAGCACACGAGCAACATCGCTGATCGTTGTGCTTGGTTTAGTGACCTCTTAGCAGCTGTGTTTGTTGCCTGTACCAAGATTCTTTCTGCTGTCCGACTCAAGTCGGAGAACAAGAAGATCAGTCTCAAACTCCCAACTAACGAGGTTTTCATTCAGACTTGTTACAACAATGTTGCTAAGGACCTCTACAAAGACCCATACATTTTTCACGAAGAACAGAGTGAGTATATGAGAGATGAGCAACTCACACAGCGTTTCTCGGCTTGTATTGAGACTACTGTGAAGGAGCTCATCCCAGTTCAACAAATTCTTCAGACATATATGTCCCAAGAGACTCGTGACATTGACTTGGATGGTGAGGTTCAAGATACCGAAGATCCAGATGTATTTGATGGTCCGGGAGCTGAAGAGGCGCCCCTCCCAGAACCTGAGCCAGAACACCTCCCAGAAAACGAACCAATGATGGGCGCCGAGGAGCAGATTCAACCCACTGGTCTAGAAAATGAGTTCAAAACGGTTCCAGGTGTTCAAGCTCCAGAACCCGATTTAGAACAGGAACCAATGAGAGAACCTGAACCAACTTTTGGGGGACCCCCTCCTCCTCAGGCTGAGACGGAAGATGATGGTGTCCTATTTGGTGACGCACCAGATCATCGTGTAAAAAAAACTGCGTATAATTAAATGGAGTTATCCGACTATCTCAGAGATCCAATGAGCGCTGCTCTCATAGCCGCGGCTATCACCGCTGGTTACATCCACGTAAAGGCTCAACTTAACAATGAGGGTAAGTTAGAACTTAACAAGTATGCCAAGCCGGCCGCTCTCAATGCTATTCTCGTTTTTTTCATAGTGTCTAATGGTATTGGACAAAGAGAAGCTATTTCTAATGAACCTTTTTAAACTTAAAGATTAAACCCCTGTTATAAGAAAATGGCGTCTGTCACTGCGTTTAATGACATGCTCTCCCAATTTCTTGTGGAACTGCACAAGACTTTTCCAGAGGAAAAAGGTATCAAGAAGATGACTGCTTCGTTTGAGGTGATCAAGCAGTCTAACCCTCGTCTCGTAGTTGACGGTTTTATGAAGGGTGTAACTCCCTACGCGGATAAGATTTCCGCGAAGGATGAGTCCTTCCTTCTAGAAGAGATTGAGAAGATTGACTTCCTAAAGGATCTCAACATTAAGAGTTACTGGACTCGTATGTCTGCTAATACTCAAGCCGCTACTTGGCAGTATCTTCAGACCCTATACATGCTTGGTACGACGATCAACGCTATTCCAGCGGATACCCTTTCCCAAATTGAGCAGATTGCAAAGGGGGTGGCTGACAAGATGCAGACGGATGGTGGTGAGCTTGACCAAGACGCTCTCATGCAGATGATGGGTAGTATGCTTGGTGGTATGGGTAAAAAATAAAACTTAATATATACTAAATGAAGGCTTGGTTTGACGATCCTCAGCAACTTACTAGATCTGATCAGGTTTTACAGTTCTGGCCAAACAGTGAACAAACTCCAGAAGACCGAATTAACGCCGCTTCTCGTTTTATAATTTATGCGTGTTGCATTATTTATCTTACTCGCCGCGACCCAAGGATTTTTGTCCTTGGTAGTACTCTTTTAGGCGTTCTTTATGTTATGTACAAGGCTAAGATGATTAAGGAGGGGTATGGTTTCAGTGTGAGTGGTGATGAACGTGGGTGTCAGATGCCTAGCCCAGATAACCCAATGGGTAATGTTCTCATGACGGACTACACGGATGCACCAAACCGTCTTGAAGCCTGTTATTACCCAACAGTCAAGCCATTTGTCAAATCCTATTTAGATGATCGTATTCCATATGATGCGGGTAGATCTAGATCCCCTCTTCCTCAATACCAGCGCAATGCATCGGCTCGTCAGTTTGTAACCGCCCCAGTTTCAAAGATTCCAGGCGATCAAACTGCTTTCGCGGAGTGGTGCTATGGGCCTAAAAATGGTCCTAACTGCCGATCTAATCCAGAGATGTGTAATCCAAACGCCAGAGGTGTTCAGTTAGAGGCTTTCGCGGGCCTTGACCCAGCTGGTGATAGCCGAGTTTCTCATCGGGGGTATGGAATCGGTCCTTCGTAATATAAATATTCTCATATAATAGTAAATATGGCATACCAACTACAACCTGGTCTTGCAATAGTTCAAAATGCGGGCGCTCTCCCATCTGTGAAAGCCACTGAGGAAGTTTTCGTCTATCCTCAGCCCAGTACCCTTAACTACTGCTGTCGTCCAAATACAATGCTTTACGGCACTGCCCCCTACATGGCAGGTAAAGGTTCCCCAGCGCAATATATTGAGGTGAGTGATCAACTTCGTCCTCAATCTACCACTCGTTTTAATAAGGTTATTGTGCCAACGTATGAGCGTAACCTCTTCCCACTCACCAACATGGAGTGCAAGGTTCCTCTTCGTTCCATGACCTATGAGCCAATGAGTACTCGCGCGGAACTCCAGAACGGCCTCTTTCACCAAAGATACGCTAATAAAAATGTTACTAAAAAATAAGAATGGCGGATCCCATTTCACTTGCAGCTATTGCTGGTTTAGTTTTTGCTGGTAGATCGTTGAGTACCAAGTCTGAACCAGAGCCAGTTCAGAAGACTGAAACGATTACTCCACAGCAGCCCCAAGAACCCCAAATTACTTATGATGATGACGTCCCTGAATTCGTTGAGCGTGGTTTTGAGCCACGTATTGAGATACCACAAAAGAGAGAAATGGAAAGTTTTGCCGACATCGCTTACCAACAGAGAAGTGGTGGCCAAGAGATTCTCAATATGAGGAATCGTATGTATGATACTGGTCGTATGAACAACCTCTCCCCAATTGAGAAGCAGATGGTTGGTCCAGGTTTGGGTGTTGGTCCAGATACTCCAGCGAGTGGCGGTTTCCAACAGCTTTTCCGTGTGAATCCTATCAATGTTGGTGAATACCGCCTCACTACACTTCCAGGACGCTCCGGTCCAGCCGCTGATGTCACGGGTGGTAGGGCCGCCGTTGTTGGTCAGTTGACTCACAACAAACCGGAGACGACTGCTCACCTTCCATCTCGTCTTCCCACTATGCCTGGTCGCGCCCAAGGTATGTCAGGTGCTGTACCAAGAGCCAGTCATCAGAAGACGATGAGAACCACGAACCGTTCTGAAACTGGTCATCGCGGAGATGGCCTCGGTTTCAATGGCGCTAAGCGGTTCGTTCCCGCTCAAACTATGCCACAAGATCCCACACGCTTCAAGAGTGATCGCAATGACATGCAGTTTGAGCACTATGCACACGCGGCTCCAGGTATTACCAACTTCCGTGGTGCCTACGAGACCAGCGCTGCTGCTAAGGTGACTTCTAAGACTAACGAGGAGTTGATGAAGTACGGCTTCCGTCCAGAGGATCGTCGTGGTAAGGCTAACCGTATGGGCAACAGGGGGCGTATGAATGTCAGAGAGAGTGCCCTCAAGCAGGGTGGTGCTCTCACGGCTGTTCGTACCGATACCTCTCGTATTGATGGACGTATGAATGGTCCCAATGGTGGTTGGACTCAAAACTATCAGCAGAAGCCATTCCATCAGTTCAACGCCTATAAGGGTAATGAGAACCCCAACTCTCGTAACTTGGACATCGCGAAGAGGCAGCTTTACAACAACCCTCTCGCTCACAGTCTTTCCTAAATTACATTTGATTAGTTAAACAAAAACAATCATTAAAATTATATACCTTAATTTTAATGAAGGTTCATACCCTTGATATAGACTCCGGTGAGAGAGATACAAATGTGTATACATACGCTAACAACTACACAGTCACTCTCAAAGAACCTATTTATGATGTTACACAAATTAAACTCGTATCTGCTCGTATTCCAACTCCACAATTGACAACATGTGCTACAAACAAAACATTGAGCATATATGACTCGGGTGCACCCAATGACCTAATTGAAGTCACCCTAAATGAGACAAATTATGCAGATGGTAGTGCTCTCGCGACCGATCTTGATACTCTCATGCAACCACCATTAACATGTATAGATCAGGTTGTATTTGACTCGGATACCCAAGCTCTTACATTTTCAAATACAGATGTTGGGTCTAGTAACACGTTTACGTTTCAGTTTTTTGATGGTACAAATGGTTATTTGAGCAATGCAGCTGTCACTACACCACACCAAGTCATGGGCTTTTCTTCTAAAAATCCACCAGTCAGTGACAGTATCGTCTCAGGTGCAATAAACTTAGAAGGACCAAACTCGCTCATTCTTCGTATGACATCCGGATCAGATGAATTCACAAAAACTGTATATTCAACGACACCATTCTATACAGGACATATTCTTTTGGATGGTACCGATGTTATAAACTTTCATGGTGCGGATGACCCTCTCACACACGAGTTTTACAAGGGACCACAGAAATACATAAAAGATATTCAACTATCGTTTTTCTATATGTCACATGGACGCCTTATTCCGTATGATTTCAGAAATCAAGATCATATTTTGAAATTTGAAATTACATGTTCTACAGATAAGTTACAGGGTCTTCCAAAGGTTCCTCTAGAGGTTGTTGAAAAGGAGTTGCCACCACCAATAAGTATCCCTGAGATGATAGTGGATACTTATAGATGGAAAGACTATCTTTCTATCGGTATTATTGTATTCGTTGGTATAGTTCTCCTGAGTCTCATGAAAAGACGCCCAAAACTTAGCGGGTAATCGCGAAGACTGGCTGGGCAGGCTTGGAGACGCGGGTGGAGATCTTGGAGATGATCATGTAAACCGCAATGGAGAGGAGGGTGGTGAGGATCGCGGTGAGGGTGTACTGAGTGCCACCGTTCTTGGGCACGCGGATCACCTGCTGAATGAACCAACGAACGAGGTCCATCCACGACATAGCAGCCGCGAAAGAGAAGCCCGCGACGATGGAGTTGAGGGACTGGGTCTCGAGCTCCTGAGAGACGAGGTTGACGGTCTTAAGCGCTTGGGCGGTCATATCAGCCATTGTGAGTTTTTATAACATATGTATAGAAAATTTTATTCAGGTAATAGTTCCTCTTTTTGTACTAACTTTTTATACTTTGGTCTCCTGACAACAGATGACTTTGCAAAGATTTGTTCTTCGCCATCCGAATCTCCATCAGTGCTGGATTCAGAATCGTCATCATTTGTCACATGAAATGATTTGTATTCAGAAATCGTCCACCCCTCCGGCTCCGATGTACTCATTACTATTAATGGCATTTTTTAACATCTGTTCTGTCGGGTTTTGGGGAACCCAGGTATCCCACCGATCAACAGCCTCATTGACTTGGTTGAAAATGGGATCGGTACCTGAGTACCTGACAAACTCTGGACAATCCTCAGGTTCAACATCTTCTTCACCCTCTTCCATCTCCTCTTCGGTCAACTCCTGTTCGTAAATTTCGGGCATCGTAGAACCGATCGTTTCACCAACTTTATACATAGCACAGTACTTCATCGCATATTCCATATCTTCAGATACTATGGTATCTCTTCCACAAGCTTTGGCATATTCGGCTGAAAGTAGGGTAGCCTTTTCCATGACGGGTAGAAGAATGTTGGTCATCGTCTCAATATACTGTTCTAACATTCCATCCCCTGCATCACCAAATCCAGTTTGCATGTTCATTTTAGTATTTAACGTCAAAAAGAGTTCGGGCAGTTCCCTCACCAACACGAAGAATGTTGTGACTGAGAGCGTAGACTCTAAACTGTCTTGCATAATCTGCACATGGTGTCAGACTTAGGTTGAGAATTTGCTCTTTGATAAGACTAAAGTTGATTTGTCCAGTTGGATACCATTTCTCTGGTTCCAAAGCAAAACTATACGAATAGAATCGCCTGATGAGTTGTGTTTTGGAATGATGAATAGCAGCCTGCACAGCCTTGAGAAAGATGACATTACCCGTTTCTTGTGTAATTATTGGCTGTCCATCCAAATCAAGTGTAAGATAGTCCAAGTTTTCGTACAAGATGTACTTTCCACCTGTATCAGCCAATGTATTGTCGTAATCAAATGGAGTTATGAATTGCCCCTCACCCGTTCCGACATCACCTTGTCTCTGAATCACAAAGTAAAGTTCCCTGACAGGATTTACAAAATCTAATTTGAAGTTACCAGTTTGTTCACCTTGAGCAATATCAAAAATGTTCTGTTGAACTTGTGTGATGATGTAATCTCTCTTTTCTGTTTCAAGCTTTATTCTGTCACATGGATCAAGGAATATCACTTCTGCACACAATCTAAAATCCTTGATATGAATAGTTCCGGGTGTCACGGGTTGAAGTTCTCCGGTAGTTCCTTTTATGATTAAATGATCGTGGTCACGGAGTTTAATTTCAACTTCAACTTCTTGATTTTTGATGGCGCATAGGGGTATAGCCAGTTCAGGGTTATTGTAAAAGTAAAATGGTAAATCCACAAAGAACTCATCTTCGGTGTTGGCGGTACCGATCACTCCAAGGATGTCTTTATCGGAAACTCTTGTTGAGACTGTACGCTCTGGGTACTTACCAATGAGCTCTTTGAGGGCCCGCTGCTTTGTTTGTGTGACATTATGTTCTGAATAGATTTGAAGATAATCACTTGGTAATCTCTGAACCACCTTTCCACCTATGATTAGATCAGCGTATTCAATGAGTGCATGACCAATGGATTCTATGAATCTGGGGTCATCATAAATGACCGTAGAAATAGTGGGTAACTTAAGTTTTATACTGAGACCTGCAAGTAAGTCGCCAGTATTTTGGGCTATTCTAAATCTCGCTTGACCCCCAAAATCCACGAGGTTTTCCGAATCTATATTCACATATTCTCTTGCAAAGTTTGTATGTTTTCTGAAACTTTGCAAAAAGTATGTATAGTCTGGATCCATTGTAAAGAACCTGTCTTGGGCTCCAGATGCTAAGAGCTGTACGCGGCCAGCCATTACTACTATAACAATCTAAAATTTTAAACCTGCTAAACCACCATTCACACGAAGTATATTGAAATTCACTGCGTATATACGGGTATTATTGTCGTCAACACCATTTATAGGGTCAATCTGAATAGTAAAAAGTTTGTGAGATATTCTACTCATGTTTATTTGACCAGTTGGATAATACATTTCTGGTTTGAGTGCAAAACTATACATACCAAACTCGGATTGTCTATAGTTTGTACCAGCAACGTATTCAGGTGGGCTTATGTGATGTTTTAGGGCCTGTTCGTATACAAGGAATTTATGATCCCTATCAAAAACAGTCTCGTTATTGAACTTTAATTTGACGTTCAAAAGTTTGTTGTATCTATTAGGGTGATTAGCACGAACTGCCGCTTCTGATTGAGATACGAAGAAAAGCTCTTTCACTGGGTGTGAAAAGTTAAGCATCACAGACTTTGTATTCTCTCCAGCTTTCATCACAAACTTAGACATTTGAACCTGGGTGATGACATAATCAATTGGTCTAGTCATGAGATACCGTCTCTCCTTATCAGTGAGAAATGCAAACTCTGTATCAATGGAACACTTCAATAAGTTTGCAGTGGCATTTTCTGGATTAGTACCAGATACAAGTTCAGCGAGTGGACGTAATTTAATCCTTACTTCAACGAGTTGTTTCGTGAGAGCACAAGTTGGAATGGATAGACTTGGATTGCGATAAAAGTAAAATGGAAGATCCATAAAGTATGTATAGTTTCCTGTATAAGCGATGGTTTGACCATGGCTGTTTAAGAAATAAACTGTTTGGTCTGTATCATCATCTGTATTATGAAGCTGTTGATGCATATAAATGTATTCACCTGTCAACTTTTGTATAGTTTGACCACCAATGATAAGCTCGGCACTCTCAACTAAATGTGAAATAACAGAGGGGCACCACTCATACCCAGACGAAGGATCATCCAGTGTGACTTTTAGTGTCATATTTCTTATAACATCACCTTTGTCATTTGGTATCCTATAGTGAAGAGTCTTTCCAAAGTTCAAATCAGAACCTTCAAATTGTGTCTCAACATAATCAATTGCAAACTTTGTGTGTCTCCTAAAATTCATCAGGAAATACGAAAACTGTGGATCTCCTGTGAGCCATTGGTCTTGGACTCCAGTGGCGGCAAGTCTCAAGCGACCTGACATTCCTATAGTATGTGAGTAAAATTTTGTTAAATAAAACGGAGCACTACTGTAGAATGAACCTCCAGTTGCGGAAATTCAAACCTGAGACGATCAGTGATGATAGGGTTTGTGTATTTATTGGAAAACGTAACACAGGTAAATCAACCTTAGTCAAGGATATCATGTACCATAAGAAACATCTCCCAGCTGGTATAGTGCTCTCAGGAACAGAGGAGGGTAACCATTTTTATTCGGATTTTATACCAGATCTGTTTATTTATGGCGACTACGATAGAGATGCTATAGAAAGGGTAATGGCTAGACAGAGAAAGTTAGTTGGTGCGGGAAAGACAAATTGTGGAGCTTTTATGCTTTTAGATGACTGCATGTATGACAGTAAGTTTCTCAAGGATACATGTATCCGTCAATGTTTCATGAATGGTCGTCATTGGAAGATCTTCTTTATGTTGACGATGCAATATGTCATGGATTTGCCACCCGCGCTACGCGCCAACGTGGATTATGTCTTTATTTTGAGAGAAAATATCATACAAAACAGAGAAAAACTCTATAAATCATTTTTTGGTATATTTCCCTCGTTTGACATGTTCTGTAAGGTGATGGATGCTTGTACGGAAAACTATGAATGTCTCGTATTAGACAATACTGTAAAGTCTAATAAGATCACCGATTGTGTGTTTTGGTACAAAGCAACTGTGAGAAAGGGGTTCAGGGTTGGAAGTCCAGACCTCTGGAGACTTCATAAAAAGATGTTCAATCCCAAGTATCTCACGCAAAAAGAAGATGACGCCAAAAATGCTAGTAAGAAGACAAAACTAAAGATTACGAAGACGAAATAACGAATAGATATTCGGTCACTTTAGTAGAACGATTCTTTAGATTGCGGCTACCTTTGTAACAACTATACTCAATTTCAATTTTTTCATAGATGTATGGTTTAAGGATTTCGGTCCATTCTTCTAATGTGAGGAAACCCTCACTGTTGTAGGACACCAAGGTATGTTTAGCCTTTTGAGTAGCGAGTTCCAAGGTACGTTTCATAGCTTCTTTGATTTTATTTTTATAGTTGTACTGACTTTTGTTCCAATTTCCCGGGATACCTGATACTTTTGAAACTGTCTGAGGTCTTTCGTTGGTACAAATAAGATTCAACATGAAATAATTTGACCCATATGGATGTTGGTTATATGGTGGATCTAAGTATATAAGATCAACATCTGGTAATTCACCCAAAAAATCACACGCATCTTTACGATGGACTTCAACGTCTTTGACTTCGTGCCACACAGGAAGATCTAAACTAATCCTTTTTGTAATTCTATCTTGTGCATGACCATTCTTTCCACCCCACCCACCCTTATGAAAACCCTTGAAGACACCAGAAGTATTTGTATGTATACTTGCTTTTACCAAAAGAGGACCTAAACAGTAATCTTTAAGATTGTCTGGTACGTTTTTTTCAATGTATGTCAGCATACCATCAATCCTCTTACCATTTTCAGGTGTATAAAAGGACCTCTCCTCTGATGCATACATTTCAGTTATAAATCCACATACATCTGGACAATTATTCATTCCTTCTATGTGGGTATCTATCTCATCCTGATCAGCCCAATTAGGGGTTTTGAGGAAACAATTGGATATAACTTCACAATACCTCTCCAGGTCATTCACATAGATTTTATCAACATGTGTCAGTAACATTCTTGACACAACACCAGAACCAGAAAAGGCGTCGGCACACGTTTTTGGTTGAATTCTTTTCACAACTTCTTCTATTTTGTTAACAAGTTTTCGTTTATTACCAATGTATGTAATCATAGGTTGATGAACATAGAGATCCATACTTAATTCTTTATCAAATGATTTCTCTAATACAGGCTGCGTTACTCACATGTCTAGAAAACATATGAGTATAACAGATGTCTACCGATATAAATACCCTCAATCTCGCTGACAATGGTGATGGAATGGTACCCCTCAGTGACAATCCAACGACTAACTTCGTGAACAATTCTCCACCTCCCTCTATTCAAGCACGTGAAGCGTTTTCACAACCCGAAAAAAATGTGAGTCAAAGTAAAGAGATGCCAATGGATTCTACTCCCATTAACGATATTATGATGGAACCCCCAATGATGATGGACGAGCCCAAGATGCAGGGTATGCAGATGGCTGCTCCCAACCCCCAGGGTGCTTACGCCGCCCCTCAACAACAGGCGGCTCCAGAGAGCAAGAACCCTCTCAACCTCACTGATGATCAGATGATCGCTCTTGTCGCGGGTGCCGCTGCTGCCCTCGCGGTGTCCAAGCCTGTGCAAGACAAGTTGGTGACTACTATTCCCAAGTTCCTTAACGAACAGGGGAGTAGAAGCATGGTTGGTCTTGCGTCTACTGGTCTAGTTGCGGCGATTGTCTTTTACTTTGTGAAGGACTACATCGTGAAGCCTTAGACATTAGAAGTGGATTCCCAACCCATATTAGAATAGATGGATTTATCTAATCCCGAATAATAGGTAATTAAAGCTCCACCGGTCAACGTCGCCATGAGCAAGGCATTCGTCTTAAGTGTCTTGCCCTTGTCAGTTCCGTATTCCTTCAAATCCTTAGCCGTTCGTTTGAATAACCTGTTTACCACATACGTGAGCACCAGAGCAATCACACTCGTCGCGAAAAAGAATTGACGATCCACCGCGAGTTGTGGAACACGTCCAACTATCATGTGGAACACGTTAGGGATGATTATAGTGAGCCACACCAAGTTAAGATAGTAGTTGTTGATCACATTTGGCACCTGGGTAACACCGTAAACGGCAATCCAGTATCCGATTGCTACTAATAAAACATTCAATGGTGTCTTCATTTGATATGTGTGGAGATTATTTATCCTGTATGTGCTGGCCACAAAATTTAGTCCTCTCTGGTATCTTCTCATAAATACCAAGATTCACACAGATGTCCCGAAGTTCTATGTAGTTTTCCCAGTATTGTTCCGAATGTGAATATTCTTCAACTGTACAGTGAGCCAATTCATGGATAAGAACATGAAAAATTTCATTTGGGGTTCCACCTAGACACACAACAATTTCAGCACCCTTATTCGTGTTGTATCCAACGGTTCCATTCATAGATTTTAGACCTGTAATAGGAATACATCTCTTCAGCATATGAAACTTGGGGTGTTCTGTGTCTGTGATGTGCTTCCTGAGAATTTCATACTTCTCTTTGATCTCAACGAGCTCCCGTGGTTCTTGGGTCGTGGCGAGTATGTACGCGTTGACAAGAAGAAGGATAATGAATGCGATCATCTCTTATATACAAATATAAATTTACTATACAGTTCTGAAATTGGATTACCAGTCAAACCCTCCCACATTTCCAATTTGAACCCTAATTCTTCTAAATGAGTCACAAGAAGGTCTTTGTATGCTATCGGTTCTGCCCTTGGCCCGTCGGCGTAAAATGGGGTATCAACCAAATTTACAAAGAGTTTCTCACCAAAACCACCATTGCCGTGGTCCTTCATTAGGAAGAAATTACCCATGTCATCTTTGAGGGGTGTTCTAAATATGATCTTCTCGGAGTCTGGGATGATTCCGATGAGTCGTGCACCAGGTTTCATCCTCTTTTTAATTTCCCTAATTGACCCAAAAAACTTTTCCTTGGTTTCAAAAATGTAATGGAGTGAAAAGTTGTAACAGAGAATGTCATACTTTCTATTTGGGCAGTTATGTATGTCACCCTCATAGAAGTTCACCCTCATGTGCATGTTCTTGGCGCGCGACTTGGCCTCTACAAGTGCATCTGGCTCCGGATCACACATACTCATGTTGGCGCCGCACTTGTGCCATTTCTGTAAGTCACCACCAAAACCACAGCCAACATCTAGGATCTGATCACCATCCCGGGTCACAGATTGGATCAGATCCCTCTTGGCATTGTTATGGTTTTTTCGGATTTCCTCCATCTTATGATTTTTATGTTTTATTTCTTTTACTTAGGTTTGTATATCAAATATATGACTAACTCGCGAAAGGGGTAATGTCACCCACAATTGTCCACTCATGGACCCGGTGATAGTTGCTTTAAATGGTCCACCATGTTTAGTAACATAGTCGTCAGGTTTACCATTTTTATTTGGTTCCCAATCCAAATCCCTCACATTACATAGTTTTGCATCAATAATGAGAAGTTTGTAGGTCCCATCAAATTTATCTTTCTTTGACAACATGAAATGATAATCGTAATGACTTTTACTCAGGTGTTCCAATTTTTCTTCCAAGGTTTTGAAACTTGTTGTTCGTGAAGAACTAAACTCCACACAAGGGCCCAAATTATGTGACCGATTATTTTTGAAAACTCCAGACTTGCAAGATAATCTTGACATTTGAACTCCTATAATACTCATATCTTCTCCAACCCTGTGAGAGTTATCAGGTTTCCACGTCGTTTTATATCCCACATCATTAAAAGAATTGGAAAGGACTTCTTCCCAGATGGTACCGGTGATTGGTTGACGAAACATTTTGTGAAATGCCTTTACATTATTTTGAACAGAATCAACAAGTTTTTTCAAAGTATTTTGATTAGACAAAAAGTAATGAAAGCTAGGTTTGAAAGTTAAATTCAGTTTTATGTATTGAAGATTCATGATACATAAATGAACCTTGATTTCAGGTTCTTCCATGATTTCAAATAGACTTAAAACTTTAAGGAGATTGTTTGATATCTATGAGAGAGGACGTGATTAATGATGACATTCTAAACGTACTTAGGAGCCTAAATGACGAAAGTGCGCAAATTGTCATCGCTGACCCTCCATACAATATTGGAAAGGACTTTGGGAACAAAAGTGACAAACAACCCATGGACAAGTATCTTCGCTGGTGTGACGAATGGATTGAGGGGTGTCTTCGGGTCTTAAGGAAAGATGGAACTATGTTCATCTACGGATTCAGTGAAATTCTGGCTCTCATTCTTTCAAGAGTACCCCAAGATGTCAACCGGAGATGGTTGGTGTGGCATTACACAAACAAGACAGTTCCAAAACTTAACTTTTGGCAAAGGTCCCACGAGAGTATCATCGTGTTATGGAAGAGTGACAAGGTGTTTCATAGAGATGATGTTAGAGAGCCCTATACAGATGGCTTCGTGAAGGGTGCTGCGGGTAAAAAGAGACCGGCTACAAAGGGTAGATATTCAAATGGTGAAACTACGACAACATACACAGCTCATCCGAGTGGAGCACTTCCGAGGGATGTCATCAAGGTACCCACTTTAGCAGGAACAGCTGGAAAGGGGGAGAAGGTAGATCATCCAACCCAAAAACCTTTAGAACTGTGTGAGAAACTTTTAAAGTCGTGTAAACAATATCCAGAGAATGGTTTTGTTTTCGTTCCATTCGCGGGATCTGGGAGTGAATGTGTAGCTGCCAAGAAACTCGGACTTCCATTTGTAGGTGTTGAGATTAATGAAGAATATGTAAAACTCATCAAGAGTAGATTGGAACCTCAAGGTAATTTGAGTTCAACGTCTTCCAATGAGATTGAAGATGATGGTAACCAATTGAACAAGTAGTAATGAACACTAGAACTTCCCATAAGAAACTTCTGCTTCTCTAGATTTGGTATACACTGACCAATGTCTAAAGTAGTAAACATATCGTAGCCTAGATTTTTTGCGATGAGAAATGCGTCGTTGTAGACATCCCCAACCATGTAGAATGAATATGCCTGTTTGATCACAGACGATCCATCTTTCTTCACATTTGGTATATCGTAGAAAGAGAGGAATGTCTCGTCTGAATCGTTTATATACGAATTAGCTGGAAGTATCCAGTGTTTTACCCATAGTTTGTCAATGACTGGAGCAATTTTAAATTGTTTGAAATGATTCTGTAAAATCTTTGTAACTTTCGGAATATCTTTACTTTGCATTTTTCTAAATTGAGAAGTTCCACGAACTTCAAGATATTTTTGTTTGGTTTTATTTGTAACTTTATAAAATCCAATGTCAGAAAGTTTTTTAATATTTAGGATACGATGCCAATATGTTGACTTTACAAGGGGTGTGGGTATCTTAGTGACCGCCGTGTAAACTGCCTGCCATACACCTTTTGTATTAGCAATCCGTTTCATTTCACTTATAAGAAGTGGTGCAAAACCCAAAGATCTATAATTATCATGAACACACAGAAAATTAATTTGAACCATGTTCAGAACATCATCACATACGCGTATTTTGGTAGGAACACTGGATATGAATCCAATGAGTTCTTGGGTCTCATCGTGGACGATAGCCCTATTTTCATAACCGGGTGACTCGGCTGCCCATTTAAGGGTCTCAAGTGAATACTTAAGTCTATTTGTCTCACTTGCTAGATAATATTCATTCAAGAATGGGTGGGCTTCTTCAACTGAACACACTTTCCATGAAAATCCATCTGGAAGTTTTTGTGGCTCCGTCACGACCTTCTTTTCTTTCTCAATTTCTTTCCCCTTTTCATATTTGAGACCTTCTTGTGGTACGGGTTGCTTATCCCAAAAGGTTCTCATTGGTATGTTATCACATAATTCTTTTAAGCGGGCTTAAAGTTTTGATGACTACATAGTATATAATATGTCTCTTGAACAGGATTATACCACCGTTCCCGGTCAGCTCTACGCATGCCTCTCTGTTGTAGGACCAGAGGCTCCTCAGAAGAATGACAACTTTGGCATTAAAATTCGCGGTGCCTTCTCATCTCGTGATGAGGCTGCTGCCCATGCCAAGCGCCTTCAGAAGGAAGACTCTACATTTGACATCTACGTCGTTGATATGTACAAGTGGCTTCTCATTCCCCCAGATCCTCTAAAGATTGAGGATGTGCACTACACTAACGAAAAGCTTGAGGAGATCATGACTGGTTACAGGGAAAACCAGGCTGAGGCTACTCGTCTTTTCAATGAGCGTAAGAGGGATATGATGGAGACGAAGAGCTTTCTCAAACCCGGTGACGAGAACTCCAGGTTTTATACAAAGCCTGATGAAGCTCCTATTAGCCACCCAGCTGATGTTATTGAGCGTCTCAAGAAGGAGAAGCCAGATACTCCAATGGAGGAGTTGGTCAAGGAGGCGGATGCTATTGTTGCTGCCGAGGTTGAGGAACGACGCAAGAAGCGAGAGGCTGAGGCCTCCACTATCGGAACTATTGAGGAGTCTAAGGATGAAGGTGAGGAGGTGACTTCCGAGAATAAACCATAAAAAATATCCACATACAGTAAACAAAATGTGGAAAATAGTTGTTACCATTATTTTGACGAGTGTGTTCTTCGTTTTGTTTTTTGAACCGTATTTAAAAATCAGTGCTGATGTCAATTCAAAAAACAAAGTGAGTACAACGAAAGGCTTTATTGAAGATACTAGAGATGCGTTTATAATCCCAATATATCCTTCACAGGTTATGGATCGTGATATAACGGGTAAATTACAACCCGTATATGGTGATATAGGAACTTTCGTACCATATTCAACTGACGATACTTGGTTAAGTGGTTTTCCACATGAACCATCCGAGTCTCAAACAGTTGAAGATGCTGATGCTAAGTTAGAACGTCGTTCACAAGAAATTAAGCGTACTTTAGAATTACAGGCTGCATAGTTTTACCCATGAAAAACCCTAGTAAGAATACAGCAAAAGCTATGATCCAAGTGTTCTTGTCAATGTTAGATAGAAAATCATTCTTTTCCATTTGTTGAAATTGTTGTGGGGGGTACATCATTTCAGAAGGATGAGGATAGTACGATTGGTCCTGAATCATGTGATCACTTATAGGTGTACTGTCTTCGTGTTTCTCGTCATTCTTATTGAGAGGATCCAAAGTTGGATCATAATCAATTGGATTTCCTATATCAGTCTCCATTTTTTATATAGACTTTGTTTTTTTTAAGCGTCTTCTTCCTCACTTTCCTCATCGTCATCTACGATGAAGTCCTTGAGACTACCCTCATCCTCATCTTCTTCACTCTCCTCGTCCGAATAAATCTCCTCTTCGGTGTCAATGTCAGATCCAATATCAGAGTCGTGCTCTTCAATTGTGTAATCATCTTCTAAAACAGTCTCTTCTGGAGTGTAGAAATCGGGCTTCTTTATCTGTCTACCGGTGCGCGTACGTGTCTGTACCATTATATAGATAAAGACTCCTGTCTTTTAAGTATCTTTTGGTAAAATTGATCCCTAAATTCAATGTCTGTATACAGAGCGAGTTCTTCTAATGTATCCTGTGCCATTCTAATATTACCTTCTCTCATGTACTTTAAATACTCTTTATATAGTTCTGGATGTACACCTGAATATATATGAAACTCGTCTACAGTTGGCACAACGTTATTAATTTTCACATCTCCAATAAGTCTGGATGCTAAAAACACTGTGACGCCAATTAGAACGATAGCCATTCTTCTATTATTGGGGGTCTATTTTTTTTCAGGTGGTCTGAGCGCCTCTTTGACACTTCCATTAAGTTCATACGTTCTTGCATTACTTTTTTTACAAATGGGGCATTTTTGTGTTATCTTGGTACCCTTGATAACATATGACATCGTAGATCCTTCATGTTCACCTTTAATAGTTTCACAGTGAGTAACCGTCGTTAAAACCGTGAATGTATTCTTTTGACGCGTGATACTCACAACCCTTGTATCTTCCGGACATTTCATACACCTTTGCATATATGATTCCAAAGGTAACTTTACAGCGGAATGTTTAATCTGAGGCTTTTCTTCAAACTTTTTGATTTCTGGACACTTCTTGAGATCCTCCTTTTTGGGGTACAATTTCTCAACTATTTTGGGAGGTAGTTGGTGTTTACGGCCATAGAAGTCTTTACAAAATCCATCCCTCCTACCTCTGATGGTTTCACAACGACAAAAACATTTTTGGGCAATCACAGAACCACTTATATGGAACCATATATGATTGGAACTGTGAGGTCTTTTTAAATTTTCACAATACTTTGAATTTGTCCCGACTAGATACGTATCTTTGTGTTTGAACAACTTAGTCACCACTGACATACTCTGTCCTTCCATATTCTTTTGAATAAACTCTTCAATGAGACCCTTGAGTTCATCATTTTGAACTTCATCCTTAGTCTGTGCATCGGTGAAAGTACCCTCCTTGATCACTTTAGATGGAGGTTCTACAGTAAAGTGTTGAGGTTCATTTGTTCTGATCGCCGACATCTTGAGAATATCAACGTCTGGCTGTTGATTAATCTTCAAGAGGGTGCTTAGAGGTCCATGTTTGTACATGAATACTGGAAGATAGGCAACCTGAACGACTTTACCCATTCCCTCACAACCCTCACAACCTTGTCCACCACATTGATTGTGTTTAGCCATTTTATGGGACCATGGCATACGAAACCCGCTTCCCTTGGATTTTCTCCTAATGTCACCGTATACAGAGGAGTCTACAATTTCATTCCAATCCATCGCACCTTTTGCCTTTGAGAGTGCCACCAAGATGTGTTCTCTCAACGCTAAAGCTGAAGCCTGATCCACAACGAATCCTGGCCAGTTGAGGTGTACACCAGTCTTCGTGAGTTCACCCGCCTTTTTGGGTGGAGAAACAGACACGAGACATTCTTTACCACCATGACGCTTCACTTTGTCACAAATGATTTTACAAATATCTTGAATTTCATCAAGGGTCAAAGCTCTATCATCTTTGTAGTCAATGTCAACGAAAAAGTTATACGTCTCTGTCTTCTGTTCAACGACAAACAGTTTCTCCCCCTTCTTTACAGCTTCTATGTACTTTTCATAGAACTCATTCAATTTATCGAAAGGCACGGAAAGGACACCACCGTCCATGAGCACATGCGATAAGTTGGTTGCATTGTTAAATTTGTTGTGGTTGCACCACTTCTTAAACATACCTTGTTATTGCCCCTCTTCTCTAAACCATCTCATACATGATACATCGTGGTACTCCTGGCTTTGAGAGAGTTCTTTCTTTAGGGTTAAAAGTTCATACACTGTTTTGTTTTCATTATCCTTCATCCACCATTCAACTTCTTCATCACAGAGACCCCTGTTTTTTCTGAGGAGTTCGCCGATTTGCATTAAGATGTAAGCCTTAGACTTCATTCTACTTAATAGAAAAGGTTTTTCTGTTGAGAGAAGTCACACACGAATAGAATTTTGGATTATTCAAAACATTTTCAATGATGAGCTTCCACTGTTTACGTGAGTTAAACTCCTCTAGAGTATCAAAACTCATATAATCATTCTCATCGTATGTCTTTTTTATTGGTAGCTTCTGTATCTTTCTCAGGTTCATCTTCTGTTTCTCGTCGTAAAACTTCTTAACTAGTGAACTTTGTTGACTTTTGTTGTAGTCCACAAAAAATACAAAAACGTTGTATTCCAGGTCTACCGTGGGACTCTCTTTCACTGTAAACTTAAATTCTGTATATTCTCCACTCTTTAGTGAGACTACTCCACGAGTCTCTTCTTCAAGCTCTCTAAGAGCACATCTGATAGGATTGAAGATTTCTCTTCTCCTGCATCCTCCTGTGACAAATATCCAATCCTTGAATCTCCGATCCCTAACCGTTAGGAACCGGGGTTTTTCGTCAGCAAAACTGACGGGAATAGCTATAGCTTTGTATTTTTTCATTGCGCATTCGCAAGTTATAATAACCGGATATGTTTATTCCTCCTTCTTTTCTTCAGAAGTCTCTGGTTCCTCCGTGGTATCAACCTGAGGAGCAGGACGAGGCATGGGCATTGGGGCACTCAGCTTTTGGATGAGTTGGGCCGAGAAGTTCTTAAGGTTATCAACATCTTGCTTAGCCTTATTCATCTCTCTGAAGAGGAAGATAACACCTGCGATGGCTACGATAGTGGCCACCATCATGAGAGTTTCACGGTCCATTGGAATCATTATAACTTAAATAGAGTTCTTCTTTTTAAGTAATTACACCCATATGTGTTCTTCCTGGAAGTGGGCATTCATAGGGGCTCTGGGCAAATTGCACGGATTGGTAATGCGTATCTTCACAAGACCTTTGAGTTGGTGGAGTGGGCTGACCAACAAACTTTTCAAGTGTCCTGGATTTTGGATCGTACGTCAATACAAAAACGATGGCGAGTAGGAAAACGAGTTTCCACATATTTATTATTTACAGAGAGATTTAGTTACTGTAGAGGAGACCGCCCATACCATTCTCAATACGTAAAATGTTGAAATTGACGGCATAAATAGCGTCACTGGAATTATTGCGGTCGTTCATAATACGAGCAGAGTCAAGTCGGCTGAAATTTAGGGTGCCAGTGGGCTGGACCTTGGCGGCATCGAGACAGAATGGGTACACGAAGAGCTTCTCAACAGTGGGAGAAGCAACCGCGGAGCTCGCGTGGGAAGTGTGGTAGTAGAGAGGCACGGAGGAGAAGTTGGGGTTACCAAACTTATAGTCGGCCACATCAGTACCGTTGATTTGGAGCTTGATCTTGTTGTCAACCGAGCCGTCGTTACCGAGGATGTTAACACCAGAGGCGTTAGCAGCCGCGAGGTATTTCACCGGATGATTGAAATTAAGCTCTTGAATCTTGGAACCAGAGGCGGTAGCCTTCTGGACCTGGGTAATAATCATGTTTTGAGGAGTAGAAGCGAAGTAATCACGCTCGTTGGTGTCAAGGTACGCGTAGTTGGCGTAGACATCCCACTTGTAAGAAGCAGCGGAACCACCCCAAGTGATACGAAGCTCCACATCGTGATACTGAAGGGCGATGAGTGGGAGAGCAGTCTGCCAGTTCTCGCAGAAAGCAAAACGGAGAGGGTAGAAGCTCTCGTTAGTGGAACCACCGTAGAGATCACCCGCGACCGACTTAGAGGAAGAGGTAGCCGAGAGGGTAGGGGCGATGAGGGTAGAATAGGTAGAATCTTGGTCATCGATAACTTGACCACCCACTAGAAGTTCTACCTTATCAATCACAGAGGTCCAATCGGCAATAGCTTGGGTTAGAGAACCATTGTTGGGAACGAGGTAGACATAGTTGAGAAGATCACCTTTGCGTTCGAAGCGCACGGTGGACATACCACCATTGGAGACGTTACCCTGGATCACCTGACGTTCCACGGTTTGGGAGAAGTTAGTATATCGCTTATAGGTAGACCTAAAAAAGCTGATTTCAGGTTGGCCGACGAGGTGCGCATCCTGAGCGCCGACAGCGACGAGTTGGGCAATACCACCAGACATTTTATATTATAGTGAGAGTTTATTTTTTTAAGTTAGGGTCATGTAGATTCCAATGCATCTAGTCTCGTCGTGAGAGACGCAACTTGTGTCTCTAATGTAGTTATTCGTTCTTGATCATTTTGTTGTTGTCTGTCAACTTCTTGAAGAGCTGCTGTAGCGATTGTCCATATAGCATCCTTTTTTAGATAGTGAAAGTCATCCACCTTTTGACCAAATACAAAAATTTCTGTACCTGGAAAGGTTTTTACAGTTTTAGAATAACCTGAATCGGTCTGAATATATTCAAACTTTTCATCCGTAGTTAATTCATTATATTCTTCCTCTGTAATGTTTATTGTTGTGGTTTCAGTCATGACATTTCCAGTTCCATCATATGTCATCGTAAACTCATCAAGATCATCAACGACCTGGATAGTCTTATCATCTATTATTCTTGCGAGTTCAACATCATGTTGCGCACCACCTAGATCCCGTATAACTATAGTATTTGCATTACTTTCAAGATTGGATGTATTAAAGTTATTAAACGTGATGACGTTTGAAGATGAAACATTTGCAGTCTCGTAAATATTAGGAATTATATCCTTTTGTAAACTCGTAGAATAGGGAAGTACATCTAATACTTCTTGAGCTATGAAACCCCAAACAGGATTTGAACCACGATTAAATGTATCCTTATATGAATATTTTTTAGGTTTAAGTAATCTCAGTATTTCCAGTGCTGATTCGTCGTCAATATCAGTAATATCCTTCTTCATTCTTCTGTCAGATCCAGTGAGACCACCACCTTGAGAGAATAAATATGACTGGGTACCAACCGAATATTGTCCATATATAGCAACTGGTACATTATTTGGTAAAGTGGAGACGGGGTATAGGTGATAATCAGCTGTCGCGTTCATGTTATAATTTGTAAGCCATCGCATCCACTGTGGATAAAAGGTTCCTGCTACACCACTAGTTACATATATTGGGCATATAGCATTTTGATTGCCAATCGAGAGGCCAGTAGTATTAAAACGTGCACGTTCAACATTATCTACAATTATTCTTACACTACCACCACCTTTCACTTCCGTGTAGTAATTATAAGCTGAACCAACAATAACAGAACCACCAGAATTATAAAATAATGGTGAATCCATGTTTGATGAAGCTTTAATAATTCCGACGACGTCCAGGGCCTGGCTCGGATCACTTTTGCCAATACCAACTCCGCCGGCAACTGGGTTGAGGCAAATGGCACCAGCACCATTCCCTCCGTTATTTACCTGATTTTGTATGTAAAATGTAGGATTTTCACCAGAGGCTTGGCCCCAAAGACCTATATTGGTTGTGTCGGCGCCATCAAAACCTGGTACAAGCGCGATGCCTGCATATGCTCGTGCATTTGCATAACTTGCAGATGGAGATACACTATTAGCAACCCTCACAAGAAGTTTAGCAGAACTACCAATCGTCCATAAATCTTGTCCACCACCGTTCTGGGCAGATGTCAGCATATTACCTACACCGAGCCTTCCCGAAAACAAACCATAACCGGAACTATCTACCTCAAACATTTGTTTTGGACTCGTCGTCGCGATACCAACTCGCCTCCCTACGGTATCTACGAAGAGGTCATTCGTATTGACAGCTAAGTTTGAGGAAATCTCAACATCACCTGAAAAGGCTTGAACGTTCGTCGCCGCCATTTATTACTATAACAGTATAATTTTTTTTGTTTGGGTTTCACTCAAAAAAATTATTTTGAAGATGTTCTGAAAGTGTTTAATAATTAAATGTAATCACCGCGCCACCAGTTCCTTCTTCAATACTCGAAACTTTACCGGAGCTACTCTGAGAGATGTACTCTATGAATACATTGTAGTTGCCCGTTGAGGCCATTGCTTCACTTGGTTTGAACGATACACTTGTAGTCGTCGTAGTTATCGCAGAATCCCATGGGTTTGCTGACGAAACACCGAATACACTCACTGGACCCACGGCTATAGAATTACTTGGTGCTGTACCATCCCATTTACCACCACCACATTCAAATGAAAGTGTACTTATGTCTTCACCTGTACCTTCTACAAGATGTGCAACAACCTTTGCATAAAAGACATGGTTTGTAAAGTTAATCTTAATGGTGGATTCCGCGATGGAGACTGCACCCAACGCCTCTGAATGGGAGTATGTTTTCTTTCTAGTACCCCCTGTATTTATGATGAGACCACCCGATATGTAGACGTTTGAGGCATGCACATTCGTCTGTGTACTTATACCACCAGCAACTGTGAGAGCACCTGTGGTTGTTGTTGTTGCTTCAGTCGTATCTGTGACATCAACACTTCCAGATGACATATCGGCTGCAAAGACAGTCTTAGCAACACCTAGGCCACCCACAACTTGTAAGGCTCCACTGGTTGTAGTGGTAGCATCTGTAGTATCTTCAATTTTACCAGTTCCACCGACGAATAGGTTTTCTTGAGTACTCACACCACCAGCAACCTTTAGGGCGCCAGTGGTTGTACTCGTAGAAGTTGTTGTGTCTGTGATATTGACGCTATCTGCCTCAACATCCTCAAGGTTGGCGTGTGTAGCGTGAATGTCACCAGATATACCTACACCACCAACAACAACTAGAGCACCATCTGTTTTACCAGTTACAGCGGTGCTATCCCAAATTTTGGTAACTCCACCAACGTTTAGTTTTTCTTGGGTACTCACACCACCAGCAACCTTTAGGGCACCAGTAGTTGTACTCGTAGAAGTTGTTGTGTCTGTGATATTGACACTATCCGCTTCTACATCTTCTAGATTAGCGTGCGTAGCATGGATGTCTCCAGATATACCTACACCACCGACAACAACTAGAGCACCATCCGTTTTACCAGTTACAGCTGTACCGTCCCAAATCTTAGTAACACCCCCCACATTTAGTTTTTCTTGGGTGCTCACACCACCAGTAACCTTTAGGGCACCGGTGGTTGTACTTGTAGATGTGGTTGCGTCAGTAACTGTCACACTGTCAGCTTCTACATCTTCTAGATTGGCGTGTGTAGCGTGAATGTCTCCCGAAATACCCACACCACCGACAACAACTAGAGCACCATCCGTTTTACCAGTTACAGCGGTGCTATCCCAAATTTTGGTGACACCTCCCACGTTTAACTTTTCTTGGGTACTCACACCACCTGTAACTTTTAGAGCACCGGTAGTTGTACTTGTAGATGTGGTTGCATCTGTAATAGTCACACTATCCGCCTCAACATCCTCAAGGTTGGCGTGTGTAGCGTGGATGTCTCCCGAAATACCCACACCACCTGTTACAACGAGAGCACCATCTGTTTTACCTGTTACAGCTGTGGAATTAGTAACAGAAGTAACACCATCAAAAGTGGCTGCAGCGCCATAGAGGGCACCTTGCACACCCACACCACCAGTCACTTGGAGGGCACCCGTCGTCTTTGAAGTGGCTGCGGCATCACCAGTGATGAGCACGTTAGAATCCGTAGAAATATTTGAAGTCACGTGGGCATTACCAGTCACATACAATTTTGAATCTGGAATGTTATCATTCTCACCATCTCCAATTCCAATACCGAGGCCACCATCAACGATATAGACATTTCCATATTCAACCGTTACAGTGTTTTGTGTGATTAAGTGTCCCCAAATATTTGCTGTGATGTGACCAGTATCTTTCCAAGTAATGGAATCTGCATCTGGTCCCTCGTTTATATACCCAAATGAGAGATGATGTCCGGGTGCACCACCAACATGTGTAGAACCGTGGTGAATAATTCCAATATTGTATCCAGGGTGTTCCATAAGAATACCTATGTCCAACTCGTGTGATGGATTGTTGTTTGCTATGGTAATGATTCTATCTGTAATCACTAGATCGTTTGAGGTGATCTGAAATGTATTACCTAATACAGAAATATTGCCGGTAATTTCAACATTCGCGTTAATTAGAACGGCTCCATTTTCTTGTGTAATAAATGAATTCACTAATTTTTTAGTTCCATCTGTTATTGGTAAAGTGCTAGTTGACATGTTGAGTGGTTTCACACTATCAAGTGTTGTGTCGGCTGCGTGAAGTTCCCCTTGTATACCAGCACCACCCGTTACTTGAAGGGCGCCACTTGTCTTAGAGCTTGATGCGGTTGTGTCTGAAATGTGGGTAGATGTCGTAACAAGAGCACCCACATTGGCTGTACCTCTAACATCAAAAGTATTAGAAGTTGCAGAAGTGCCAACACCTATATGGGACGCCGCGAAGACATTTGTAGAGTGGATGTTGGCCTCTACTCCGAGACCACCTTGGGTTACAATCACAGCCCCCGTATCTTTAGAGGTAGAATGAGTAGTGTCTGTAACAGTGATGCTATCCGCCTCAACATCTTCAAGATTGGCGTGCGTAGCGTGCAAATCTCCTTGAATACCTACACCACCAGTCACTTGGAGGGCACCAGTAGTTTTAGAAGTGGTTGCAGCATCACCGGTAATAAGAACGTTGGAAGCTGTAGAAATGTTAGAAGTTACGTGAACGTTACCAACAATATCTAGGGTGGCTTTTGGTGTTACTGTACCAAGACCAAGTCTATCGGTCTCCGCGTCTACGTGGAGGGTTGTAGAATCAACGGTTACATTTCCAGCAACAACGAGGTCACCATGGAAACCATCACCGGAAGTAATACTCACACCTCGGAGAGTCACCGCATTTGCCGCGGAGTTACTTGAACTACTCACAGCTGTTGTGAGTGGAATGTTCAAGTTTACCGAAGTAATCTTCTTCAAATCGTTGTTTTGATTATTCACATACACATACTGCATGTCATTGTAGTCAGTTATTAAAGCCGCATTTGGAATATCGTTGGAACGACCAATACCTGTGACAAACATCACACCATTGGATAAACCACCGGAACTCTTCAACCCGACAATACCGATATTTTGAATAGCGTCGTTAGGTCCATATGGTTTCACATTTGAGAGGTGACCAGGAACTGTATTACTCACATAGACTGTTTCACTTTCTACGAAGGGGATATCTACACTGTTCGCTCGCCCGAATGTGATTGCGTGTCCCGTCTCACCCGGTTCCAGGTTGCTATCTATTATACCAATGGAAGGCATTCTATCGGGATCACTCGCGTCGGCGAGATGGACTTCAAGATAGGCACCATCTCTGCCAACTACACACACAGCATCACCCTTGGACATAACCTGTGAATTAACATTTTTTACATCTACCACGATGGACTCTAAGAAATCATTTTTCCACCTCTGTGTATCACTGTTATACACGAGGGTGTGACCGGTTTCTAGAGATGAAATATTAACGCTGTTAAGCTGGTTCAATTTGACTTCAACATTTGATGTAAGATCGGTCACGATGGCGGTCTTTGGATCCAAAAAGTCCATTGTGTGGGTGATGAAAACATTGTCACCCTCAAGGTGGGTGTTACCACTCACAATGAGAGCCTCGGTTACTTGAACATTTCCAGTGACGTACGCGTTATCACTGACTGTCAACTGATTTGTGATGTTGACGTTACCAGACACGTAGGCGTTGCCAGCCAAAGTGAGATCCTTTGACGCGACGACATTGCCAGTGACATATGCGTTACCAGATAATGTGAGGTCCTTTGATGCGACAACATTACCAGATACATAGGCGTTGCCAGCAAGTTCAAGGTCTTTATCAGCATACACATTTCCGGTGACAGTAAGTTGATCTGTAACAGAAATATTTCCAGTCACGTATACATTTCCATCCACAAGAACATCCTCATGTGCATAAATATTGGCATCCACGTGGGTGAGACCATAGACATGCACATTAATATCTTCATCAGTCTTGGGAGTAAATGTCTTATCAGTTGGTTTTGCATCGGTATAAGCTAAGGCAAACTCATCGGTACCCTCTCGGTATCCAATGACTACATTTGATAATGCATCTGGACGATGCATAAGAATACCTAAATCAAGTGTTGTGTCACCCGAAGTATTGTTTGCCCCAAGTTCAACAAACGCATCTCTAATTGCTGTATTCTCGGTATATATCACAGTTGTATCACCATTTACACGAAGATTGCCATCAACGACGAGGCTATCTAAAATGGCAACGTTACCCGAAACAACGAGGACATTGGAACCCAAATCGTCAATGTAGAGGTTTGACCCTACACTCACAGTATGTTGAGGGAGTAAATTTGCTATACCGACCATATTTGAGGTTTCTGGATCTGTGACAAATGCTACACCATTATTTAACATACCACCACCCGTGAATTGAACAGTATTTGAGGTGGCGTTACTACGTTGTACAGCATTATAAAGTGTAACACCGCCAATCAAAGCATTAGCAGACTCACCAGACTCTGTGATCTCTTTGGTATTACGATCGTACATAAGAAGTACAATCTCGGGTGCTGTATAATCAGATCTATTTCTGATTGGGGACAGGTACACGGCATTACTATATGGCGTTGTAACATCTACATTACTGGCGTTGAACACGATTGTATTTTCTTCCTGCTCCGTGGAGTCTGGTACATGTTTACCGAAACGAATCTTAGTACTCCTCTCCACTGAAGGTAGATTCTTGACACCACCCCTAAGTCTAAGCACTAGGTGAAGTGTAGACTCTTTCTGGATATTGTAGTCGGCTAGAGTACGTCCATCTTCTAGTTGTTTCCCAGCAAAGATGAGTCTCTGTTGATCCGGTGGAATACCCTCTTTATCTTGTATTTTTGCCTTCACATTATCAATAGTATCTGAAGACTCAAGTTCAAGAGTAATTGTTTTACCTGTCAGTGTCTTCACAAATATTTGCATACTGACAACTATTTAATATACATGGCTAAATTAATTTGCGTAGAGTAAAGCCGCCATGCCATTTTGGACACGGAGGATATTGTAACTTACTGCATAAATTGGGTCATTTATGGGTAAGGTTTCGCTCATGAGTTTTGCTGACTCTATTCGGCTGAAATTTAAGGTTCCTGTTGGCTGTAAAGAACTTGTCATGAGACAGAAACAATAGAGGAAAAAGTCTGGGGAGGTCACAAAGTTTGTGTGATAATAGTTCATAACGTCAATAAAGTGTGGTTTACCCCATTTGTAATTGGATAGTTCAACACCATTTATACTTAATTTAACTCGGTTAGTTGGAGAAGTGAGTGCGCCTTCTACAGACGTGTCGGATGATGCAATGTATTTCACCGGATGATTGAATGTAAGGTCTTGAACCGTCTCTCCACTCGGTACATTCTTTTGCACCTGTGTTATAAGCATATCATGGGTGCGGGTAGCCATGTTTCCACGTTCCTCGTTATCCAAATAATAATAGTTTGCATACATTTCAAAGTTGTAGTTGGATGCTTGTGATCCCCAATAAATTCTTAGTTCAACGTTGTGATAGTTTAGAGCCACCAGGGGTAATGCACATTGTGGTCCTTCACAAAAGAAGAATCTTAGAGGATAAAAATAAGAACGCGCGTGCACACCCGGGTGTGTACCAATAGCGGATCGTGAGACATTCTGCGCAAAAGTATCGATAGCTATCTTTTCTGTGAAGATGCTATCTTGAGTGTCAATAACGGAACCACCTATTAAGAGTTCAACCTTGTCTATGAGAAGATCCCATCTAGAGGTGTCCAAAGCCTGATTAGTGTCATCTATAGTCATGTACATATAACCAAGCATGTCACCAGACTTTTCAATCTGAACACTTGACATCGAATTGTTTTTCACATCCCCGCGTATCGTTTGTTTTTCAACGGATTGTGAAAAATTGGAGTGTCTTTTAAACGTGGAATTAAAAAACGATATCTCCGGGTTGCCCATGATGAATTCGTCCTGAGCACCGATTGCCACTAATTGAACAATACCTGAAGACATGTTTATTACTACTTTAAATAGAGAAAATTACAAGTTTGGTTTTCTACACACAAATCTAAAAACTAAAAAGTTGTCACCATCATCTGACGAGTTTTTGATGGTGGAACCAGATTGGTCTCTGATTGTAACCGTTAAGCGGTCAACTCTCCTGATTGGATCTACATATTGAGCAACAATTGGGTAATTGTCTTTGAAAGTGATGAGAGAGTTGCTACCAGAGTGGGTAGTGCTTTCAGTTATGATACTCGCGAAGGATCCTCTGAGCATACTCAAATGCGCCTGTTCGGTGAGGACATTAGAAGCGCGATCGTTAAAAATGGAATCCAATTCATTTACGGAAACATAGCAGTGCTCGGTGTCATCTGTGGAATGAATGTGAGCTCCGAGGAGTCTAGCCTGAACAACATTTTTGAGGGGTTGCTGAAGATGGCAAGTAAAAGTGTTGGCGCTGTCTTGACCGATGGAATCAACTGTTATGGTATGATACTCATAATCAAGGTCCGGAATAGTTTGGGGGGAAGTAACCAAAGCCATTTATATTAGGCTTAGATTAAAGATCCACCGATTCCATCCTCAATCTCGTAGCCAGCTTGCTCAGAGACGAGCTTTTGGGCACCACACACACCACCTGGAGTTAGACTCTTGGTGTAAGGGCTACCCTCGCTGGTGTGACCAGGAGCACACTCAAGGCGGTGCTCAAGGTTGAAGAGGGACTCCTCGTTGATAGCCTTAATGATAATTGGTCTAGGCTGATACTTGCTGGTGGTCTTGAAGATACCGAGCACGAAGATCACGGCGATCAGGGTAAAAATACTGATGAGAGCATTTCGGTTGGCACGGTTAAGGTTGTACATTTATAATGTACAGACATATTTTTTTGAAAATGCGTTAAAGGTTAATTAATAGTTTCCATATAGAGAGTAGATGGACGAAGAAATTGTCATTGATCGTGGAACCACGAATGTCATGAAACTAGACGCCGACGAACAGGCCCTTATGGATGAAATTGAAATTTCCAGTTCTCGTCCTCAGCCTGTACGCCGCCCTGTACACAACAGACCACCTCCTCCCTCGCAAATGCATCACCAAGAGGCTATGGATGCCTTTGTAAACCCAAACAAACAGTCGGCACCCGCCCAGCCACAGATGGATGAGGAGATTGACTATGGTGAAGATGAGCCAATGTTTTTTGATGATGGCCCAGGTGGTTCTCAGAGTGAACAACCCTCTAAAGGGTACAGCTCTGTAGATGAAGAGAAGAGTGACCTTCTCAATAAGCTAGCTCGGCTAGAGAAGAAGGGGTTTGCTGTCAATAAGAGGTTGAATGCCTATTCCAATGTTGAGGAACTTCGTACAGAAGTGAAGAGGATTACCTACAGTATCGATGTTGAACAGTCTATTCGCTTCTCTCGTCGTATGCTCGTGGCCTGTGTGACAGGTCTAGAGTTCCTTAACAAACGCTATAACCCTTTTGAGATTCAGCTTGAGGGCTGGTCTGAGTCTGTTATGGAGAATGTTGACGACTATGATGGTGTATTTGAAGAGCTTTACGTGAAGTACAGAAGTAAGGTATCAGTTGCACCAGAGGTCAAGCTTATCATGATGCTTGGAGGCTCAGCTATGATGTTCCACCTCACAAATTCTATGTTCAAGAGTGCCCTCCCCAATATGAACGATGTTCTTAAGCAGAACCCAGATCTCGTCAAGAATATGATGTCTGCGGTTCAAAATACTACTAGATCCCCATCCGGTCCAGCTGATGCAGCTCCTGTGGGTGGTACTGGACAGTATGAGATGCAGGGACCGGGAATTGACATTTCAAGCCTCATGGGTGGTGTGATGATGCCACCCCCTCCTCCTATGAATACTACTATGACGGGTAACAACGCAGCCCCCGAATCTAACCAGGATGATGACGACGTGTCTGACATCGTCTCCATTTCAGGGGAATCTACCGGTGGTGAAGTGAAGGAAGTCTCCGTGGGTGCAGCCAAGCCCAAGAGAACCCGCCGAAAGAAGAAAACGGAAATAAATCTCTAAGTAAAGTATAAATGATAGGCTACTGTCCTTTGGAAGAGCTGGAGCCTCCCGTGCGACGCGAACAGCCCGTCGTCACGAAGAAGGCTGAGACCAAGCCACAGACTGGTCTGGAAGAAACTGAGTGTAATTACGTCGTCATGGCTTTCATTGTCGGCGTTCTTTTCTTAGCCGTCTCTGATTCCATCAGGGCATAATTTAAAAGTTAATTCTACCTTTGGGTTCTCCCCGAATGGTAAAATTGATTAATAGTCAAAAGTTGCAATTTGTGTCACACCACCATTACCATCGTCAAGGTTAGCCTCACTTGAAAGATCGCGTGTGATTTTTACTAGTTTACCGCCAGATGATGTCATCAATTCCACTGAAATATCATAGGAGTAGACGCGTGTACCATCAATATTGTATGGCACTATACTTATACCCCTCGTGCCAGTCGTGACAGTTGGACTCCATGGGTAACTATTTGTACCACCGAATATGTTCTTTGTACCCACAGCGACATCAATGTCAGATGGAGTACCCTCATCACCAGAACCTCCTTGGAGTTCAAGGACCATGGTACTCAAATCTTTTGTGGTTGAACCATCGGTTCTTCTCAACATCGCTACAACCTTGGCATAGAAGGCACCAGCACCAAAAATTAATTGAATGTCTTTAGCAAGACCATCAGTAAGTGAAAATGCTTTAGAGTACGTTTTTCTGGAAACTTCACCAGAGCCCACTATGGTACCGCCATTTACTTCAAGATCTGTTGCAGCTGCTACACCAGCACCAAGACCAATACCAATAGTGTTGAAGTCAATAATTCCATCTACTGTTAAATCTCCAACAATTTCAACATTACTTTGAAGGATTGTAGTTGGACGACCAACCTGGGAGGGTTGTATATATACATTTCCCGTTGTATCCGCGTAAATATTAGAGTTACCACCAGTGGTTGTAAGTTCTATACTGGCATTTGAGGATACACTCTCAAATCTCACAACACCTGTCAAACCAAGAGATGGATCTCTATGATCAACCACATGAAACTGTCGCCCAGGTGTAGGGGTTCCGACACCCACGTTACTTGTGTCAATTAGGTGAATAGAGCTTGTAACCCCCGTAACAGTGTTAGCTACGCCTAGACAAAGACCAGTTGTCTTATTATCTAGGTTACTAAATCCCCTCACGAAACCGCCTTCGTCATCGTTAGTATATATAAGAAGGTTAACTTGTTTATCCGGTGATGTGGGATCACCAATACTTTGAAGTCTCATGATGTCTACATCTCCAGGTGTCGTATCGTACACGTGTATGTTAGAGGTTGGAGATTCTGTACCCAGACCCAATCTACCATCACCATCAAAACGCGCGAATTCAGAGTCCGTGGAATCATCAATTTCATGCACAAAAGTTAATGGACGCCGGACGGTACTATCCAAGAGAGATCTAATAATGTTACGACTTGAAGCACCTGTTGTCGTTGAGAACTCAAAACCAGTTAATTTAAAGGAACCACCACCAGAAAATTCTATATCACCATTTACAACAAGTTTGGTATTTGCACCTCTCGAGTTCGCGTCCGAACGCTGTCCACCAACAACTACGAGGCCGTTATCACAAATTACAAGTGGTTTATCCGTTTGGCCATCCATGTCTTCCAGGATTTGGCTTGTACCATACAAGGTTTCCCCGGATGATGTATATGTTTGGAACACGTGTTCACCTGCAATGTGTCTAATTCTATCTGGTCCTGTATCAACCGAAGACGCTTCATTACCTTTGAAGAGAAGTAATTCTGTCCTTGAAAAGTCTGTGTTATACCTTCTCTCTATGATGTGAGTGTTACCAAATTCGTCACCAGAAAGACCACCAAATGTGAGTTGTTGCCCAATTACCACATTACCATTGACTTCTAGAGCACCTCGTGGCATATCAGTCCTTATACCCACATCACCACTTGAACCACTTATGTATAAACCAACAGGAACATCTCTTACAAGTCTTTCGTGATGGTTTGTAATTCTGTAATCACCATCATTTCCTGTGACACCCGCGGACCATCCAGATAGGGATATACCATCTGTCTGTATGTAAGAGGTAAAAGCATTACCATCGGCCAAATCGGTTTGTGCAGCCATAATGGCATCACCGGAGTGGTGGTTGTGAACGAGTAAACCATTATCTGTGGGATCGGCAATTCCCTCACATTTAACTTCTAAGTGGGCAGTGGGTTGTGTGTGGCCAATACCAACCTTTCCACTACTGAGGATAGTCATTACACCGGTATCTACTGCATAGTCATCATGAGCCAGTTTGATATCGAGTCTGGTTTTTGAGGTTCCACCAGAGTTTTCGTGTTTTCCTAGTTGAAAAGTGGCTCTCGCTGCGTGCTCGGATCCACTCCCCTCTCTAGCCAGGTGTAAAACAGACGCTAAGTCTGTTGTACCCGTAATAGGTTGATTATTGCTCACTACTAGAGGAATACCTAAGTGGTTGTAACCATTAATTTTGGTTACAGGATTATTTATAAATGACGTTAAACCATTTACATGGAAAGTACTTTGGGGTGTTTGTGTGTTAATACCAACATTTGACGATTCTAAAATAGTAAGTTTTGGTGCACCCATAGAAGGTGTAGTACTGGCGTAAAAGTTAAGACCCTTACCAGTATCAACAACGTTTTCAATTTTGTTTTCACCTGCGTTAGGACTTGAAAATATCTGCATAGAAGTGTTGGAAGTTGTTCCCCATAAGTTTCCAAACATCATCACGTTACTACCCATAACAAAAGCGTTGCCATTTACAGTAAGCTTTTGTGTTGGATTTGATATATTTATACCAATGTGACCATTTGAAGTGATTCTCATCTTCTCATGATTTCTGGTTTTGAATCTAATATTTTGATGAGTATTGGATGTACTCGCACCATATATTTCAATGGAACTTACATTTGAAGAGGATGGACCAGCTTTGAGAACAAGTGGATTTACAAGACTATCACCACCATATCTGTCAGCGTGAACCGTTATATTAGAAGTTGAACTAATGGATTGTGTAATTAGATTTGTTGTCACGGTGTTACCAAAAATTGTGAGAGTGTTTGCAGCTGTCAAGTTGGCATATATTTTTGTTCCAATTGCCAATGTGTCGGTAGGTACCACATTGGATATACCCGAAGTTTTTGTACCCGTAGTGCGTAAACCATCTACTTTCACATTACCACTAATTATAGCAACGTCTTTATTGGCTGGATCTATTACAACTATATTATTACCAATAGTAACATTTGAACCAACTTTTATATTTTCTGTGAACGTATTTCCAAATACCTCTAAAACATTGGAACCTGTATCTTCAACGAAGAGGTTAGAGCCCACACAAAGATCGTGTGTTGGATATATGTTAGCTACACCTACCGCATTTGAAGTATAAATATCACCAAAAACATGAAGATTTGTAGATACAGAATCGTCTATTGTAAATGTTGTGTCAAGTGGACCACCTTCGGTTCTGAACAGCGCCATTTCTTTACCCCTGTCACCAGTTCTGAAACCAAAAGCGATATTTGATTCGGTCTCATCGTGTGTAAATAACAATGTAGGATCATTTGTACCATCGTTACCCTCGCCAAATACAATTGTCGTATCAGAAATTATAAGATTCACAATACGTTCATATGTTGCTTGCTCGGCGACATAAAGGTTACCTAGCATCCTCGTGTTACCAAAAACATAAAAACCTCCATCAACTGTGACGTTACCCGTTAGAACGGCGACATTATTGGGATGTATCTCACTACCACCACCTCCTTGACCTATTTCAGTTATGATAACATTCGAACCAACACTCAAATTTGATGTCCTCATACCCCCATTCACTGTGATGATATTGGATGACACACCGTCAATTATGAGATTTGAACCGAATGTAAGTTGATCATTAACAATGACATTTGTAGCCACAAGATTACCATTCACCGTCATGAGATCGCGTCCAGTTAAATCAATGTCAACCTTCCTAGTAGCACCATCATTCACTTGAAACGCTTTTGTAGGGTTAGTTGTGCCTATGGCAAGCTGATTATCAACAAAAAAGCGAGAGGCTTTACCACGAGCTTGAAGATCAAAAACGATGGTATCGTCTTTATCAATGAAAAGTTTCTCACCTACTGAAAATTGTTTAGTTGGTGTGGTATTCGCTAGAGCTAAACGACCTTTAACACCATTTTCTTCATCGAGTTTAATCTCATTTGCCTCAATCTCTCTAGTTAGAATACTGTTAACTCCTGTAAGAGTTTCATTCTCAACGGGTTCTGCTTCTAGACTTGCAACATAGATCTGTTCGAATCTAGCTGTTCTACCCATTTATACTTTAGTTACCGAATAAAATTCCAGCCAAACCATCCTTGATCCTGAGCACGTTGTAATTTACGGCAAATACATTGACGTCAGTTTGGTTTCCCCTAAGTACACCCTTCTCTGCACCTCTCAATATGAGTTTAGCATTATCGAGTCTACTAAAATTACAACTACCTGAAGGATTATAGTCTGATGCATTTAGACCAAAGTGATATGCAAAGTATCTTGTATACATAAGATCTTCAGTATCAACCCTATAATCTGATACACCATATTTAGACTTGTAATAGTTCTGAACTGTGTGGAAGTAAGTAGGGGTCATATTTTCGAGTAGAGGTGTTCCATTAATGTGAATATCTGCATTTTTGAATGTAAAACGATCGTTTGTGGGATCATTTGTAGTTGCACTGTATCCAAAGAAGATAGATTTAACTGGATGATTGAAATGGGAAAGGTCTAGATCATTATAACCACCCGATTGTATTTCGTTATTGAACACGTTAGACAACGGATAATCCATCTTTTGTGTTTGTGTTATTACAAAATCCATTTGTCTTTTGACCATGGACTCTCTTTCATCCTTGTCTAGATAGATATAGTTTGCATAAACGTTTATACGTTTTTGTGAATCACTATAGCCACTCAAACTGGTTTCATCAAAATTTATTTTAACTTCAACCTGATGATGTGCCAGTGATACTAAGGGTAAAAATGCCCCATGATCACAAAAGAAAAAATGCATTGGTTGAAAATTTCTATGAGAAACACTCGCTTTGTTCGTGAGTTCTTGTGATTTAGTCCATGTATCAGCTAAATAATTTGGCCAAATATCAGCGTAATAATCATAATGTTGTGAGTCTATTTTTTGACCCCCAATATAAAGATCAATTGTAGAGTTGTAGAAAAGATTTGAAGAAACATTGGAGTTTTTTTCAACACCCTCAAACCATAAACAGTTCACAAGATCTCCCAACACTGGAACAGTAAATACAGGATCTTTGTCCGTAACGGTCTTAATAAACTTTGGAGCTTGAGAAAAATTTGTATGCCTCGTAAACTTCATACGAAAGAAAGAATGTCCCTCATCGCTATTGAGATATACATCTTGCACACCCCTGGACACGAGTTGTATTAATGCACCAGACATTTAATTATTGTTTAGATTATAAAAACAGACACTTTCCCTGAGGGAAGTCTTTCTTTTCCTCAGTGGGTTTACCATGTATTTTGAAACCACCTTGACGGTACACCTTCATTCTCTTGTAATACATAGCTGTAAAGAGTGACCAGGGGTCGTGGATGTCATAAATGTGTGGGTTGTTCTTCTTACCCTTCGTCTCTCTCATGATACGCCCAATACTTTGGGTTATATCTGATTTGGGTGAAGCGAGAATAACTGTATCTAGAGTTGGGATATCTAGGCCTTCGTGGGCTTGTGAGAATGTTGCAAAAATAATCTTCTTCTTTGAAGAAGCCTGAAGATCAGCTTCTTTCATACCACCCATGTATAGACCTGAAGTTTTTGGAAAACATTGATGAAGCATCTCACAATGTTGACGACGATCACTTAGGACTAAAAGTTGTCTTGTACCTGCCGAAGCCTTCTTTACAAGCTCTACGAGCATCTGATTTCTTTTCCTATCTTCAACAACTTCTGTAATCATGTTTGGCATTGAAACCTTTCCAAACCGAGTTGATGGTGGTGGATTCCTATAATTGAACGATTCATATGTAATTGGGAATACCTCAACTTGTTCCTGGTTCTTTCTCTCAACTGAAAAGAATGTGGGACCCATAAACCAATGAAGTACCTTCGTGAGACCATCTTTTCTTTCGGGGGTTGCTGAAAGACCATAGATATGCTTAGGACACATCTTGAAGAGGGACTGAGAAAACACCTTTGCACATATATGATGGGCTTCATCAACGATTAGGGTTCCTATAGAATCAAAGTCACTAAAACTATATTCTTTGAGGGAAAGAGATTGAAGCGTAGCGATAACAAAATCACAATCAACCTCCTTTTTATCTTGTTGGACAATACCAATTGTAGCACCTGGACAGAACTGTTGGATTCTCTCCCTCCATTGATCTGCGAGGAACTGTTTGTGAACTACAATCATTGTACGATAGCCCAATTTACAAGCTATGGCCAGGGATACCGTCGTTTTGCCGTACCCACATGGTAGAGAAAGGACGCCGTGGCCTGCTTCAATTGCTGCTGCCAGTGCTTCGTTTTGATGGGTTGCATCTCTGAGCTGTCCGACGAATTTGGCCCCGGAACGAGCTGGTTGGGGGCGTCGGTCCTCTTTGGGCTCTCCAATCTTAGAAGTTCCGTAGAATCTTGGAACGCAGACTCCATTCTTAGCTGCTCTGAAAACTCTGAAAGGCGGTGGAGGAAATCCATAGTCCCCATTGACCTGTGGTCTTACCGTAAGTTCCTTTTTAATTTCTTGGATTGGTCCCTCACTCACCAAGTATCCAGTTCTCGTGAGAACTGTCATTTTACTTATTTAAAGATGACAAACTTTAAATGAGTAAATGCCTATCATAGACATTGAAGAGAATATTAATAAAATTACTTTGAATATTGAAGCAATGACTCATGAGATATGTCGTCTTCAGGGTATGCTTAATACTTTCGAGGGTTTCAAGAAGGGTGGTCTTAAAACTATTGAACTACCCAATGATCCTACTCAGAAATCTGTAGAGGAACTAGAGAGCATCCAAGAGAAACCCGAGTAACTACCAACATTCCAAACACCCTTGAAGTCTATAACAACTTCAACTTCATCACCCTTTATAAGAGATTGAATTGGTCTACCCCTAACCTCGCACATCACTCTCCTATATCGGAATGGAACTTTCACTGTGAGAATCCTACCATCCAGTGGGTCGTCTAAATGTTGATTTTTAACTAACCATGCCTTGTTGAGTTGAACTCGTTTTACTATTTCTGCACAATTTTCAGGAATGACCAAACGTATGTATTTCTTATCGTTATGGTCATACATGGGTGTATGCACTTTTGCTAGAAACTTCATATGTTTCTGTTACGATATATGAGAATTAAAACTATAAGCACTAAAAGTGTCATGGATACAACTTGTGTAAGAAGGAGGGGATTTAGAGGTTCCCTAGTTCCAAAACATTTGTGGCTGAGAGATCGCGAAACTTCAACTGCTGCCTCAATACTGGAGTATGGTGTGTTCCTAGGTGACATCATACCACACATCGCGACGTTAGGACACTCACCAAAGAATGGAAGTTGTCCATAGAGGCTTAGGACCCCCGAAGATTGAGAGAATTGCCATCTCTCTCCATCCCAGACAGCACCCCATCCAAACCGGATTTCTTTGGGTAGAGGTACATCCAATTCACCCAAAACTAGGGTTCTCAATTCTTCTGGCGGTGTCGTGAGAATATCTTCAGTTAGGTCACAAATGACGCATGACATAGTTTTTTCATTAGAGAGAACAACTGGTTGAAGATTCAATTTTGTCGTGGCGGCAATTTCTAAATCATCTCCAAGTTCAACGGGATCGTCAAAGTCAAGTAAAACGTTTATGCAACCGTAGGTGCTATCACGAACTTTCTTCTCCGCATCTGGTCCCCAGTTGTCACCCAATAGTTTGATGGCTGGACTGTTATCTAGACACAAGAAAAGCATTCCATCACCAATTTTAGTTCTGTCGGAGAACTCGGCTGTATATCCATCCTCGAAGTATTCAACATGTTTGAGTTCTTTTTCAAATTCAAACTCAATACCAACATCTTCGAGGGCTTTTTGCATTGCATCACACATTACTTTACCGGACACCTTTTGGGTACATTGTTTAGAGAGGGCTACATGGTCAAAACTTTTTACAAATTCCCAAGCAGTCATGACATCCCAAGTCACACCATCCATGATTAGAGGGAGGTGTTCCAATAGTCTCTGACCACCTTCACTCAATGGACCTAGGGCATCCTTAAGGGATGTACCCTTGTACTTTTCGGGTTTAGTGAGTACCCTAGCAGCAAGGGATGTCAGGGTTCCATAGTCTTTCAAAGACAAAGATCGGAACATAAATCCATAAATATCTTTTTGAACGGGTTCAAAAATATCATCCCACTTGATTCCCATCTCTCTAAAAAGACTTTGGGTGTTGACAAACGCTCTGTCAAAGACTATACGATGGGCGTGTAAGTCCCGAACTTCTTCAGTGGGTTCCCACCAAGAACCACCCGCTGAAGTCTTTCTGTCATATATTGTGATATCATGATCACCTGACCTGAGTATCTCCCAAGCAAGGGACATCCCAGTTGGACCAGCTCCTACTATATGAACTTTCATTCTACTTTTAGCCGATATATAATTTTTCGTGAGTGAACGTGTAAAACGTGAGAAGGGCTAGGGTTAACCATAATTGTGTATTCATAAACTTCATACCTCTGTAGATGACAAACATCACTAGTAGGAGGTGCATAGGAATTGTCTCTCTTCCGTATTTGAGATAGAATCCAGATGTCGCTGCACCTGTCATGGAGAGAGCACCTATAAAACTTGTCATACTGGGTTTGTAAAGAAACCACGCAACAAAGAGGAGTGCCACATAGGAGATGAAGATGGATCTTCTTCCAAACTCTGTTAAACTTTCAACAACCCTAAGTTTTTCACCTTTGATGAGTCGGGTTTCCCAGTGTGGTCCGAGTATGAGATAAGATAAATACAAAATTATGAATGTTTGCCACATTTAAATTGGGTTTAGATCATTTTTTTCACTACATTTGGAACCACCGATGGGAGAGAAGAACCCGCCTCGGAAAGAAGCTCGAGAACTCCTAAAATAAGAATAGATTGCTGAACCATCACAATAATCTTGGCTAGGGCAGTTTTTGGGTAAATATCACCGAAGCCGACTGTGGATTGCACAGTGAACGCAAAATATATATGGTCCAAGAAACTAGAAGACTTGTCTAGACCGTTAAAGTGTTCTTCACCGGACATGGAGAGGGTGAAATACATTACGGTAAAAAGTAGAATAGCGATAAAGTTAAGACTCACTGTCTTGAGCATCATTTATATTTGTAAACATTTTTAAATAAATCCTTGAGTCTTACGCTCCTCTGGAGTCTTTATGGCATACATCACAACCAAGAATATCATGGTGGAGATGAGAGCATACTCAATATCCTGAGTGGCACTGAACGCGATGAGCATGAGTGACACAAATCGGAATATCTTACTGTTGAAGAGGGTTCTGAGATTTTGGGGAATTTTTATGGCGTTACCAGAGAAGAGACCCTGATACAAGATGATGAGAGTGAAGAGGATCGGTTGAGCCTTGATGGTCTTTTCAGTTTGATTACTCAAAGGTCCGAGAAAACTCGATAGATTTTTCATTAAAGTAACCTAAGATATTTTTTGACAGTTAAAAAAATAAAACATATGTGTAAGATAGGATGTTATGTATAGCACAACATAACCCGGTTAGAATTAATCGGAAACTAAAAACATGGAAGTTTGCCACCAAATTTCTATGGAAAAACTCCACTGTACAAAACAAATCTGAACTTGGTAGGTGGACGAGAGATGAACTTCTTGAACTTGGTCCAACGTTTGTAAAATTAGGTCAAATCGCTTCCACGAGAGGGGATCTCTATCCACCCGAATTTACAAAAGAATTGGAAACGCTTCAAGATAACGTCCCTCCCGTGGAACTTGATACTGTTGTAAATCAGGAAATATTCAAGGAGTTTGACCCTGTACCTTTTAAATCGGCTAGTATTGGTCAGGTTCATATGGCGGTGCTTCATAATGGTCAGAAAGTGGTTGTCAAAGTGAAAAGACCTGGTATCTTGGAGACGATGAAAGAAGATACAGATACTATCCGTGAAATTGTGAACTTCTTAGAGCGTATAGGTATAGACACAGGTAACAGTTCTGGATATGTACTTGATGAATCTATACAGTATCTTCTCGGTGAAGCCGACTATCTTCAAGAGATTGAGAATGCTGTGGAATTTAAGAGGAGTATGAGAGGTGTGGAATGGGTTAAGATTCCGAGAGTCTACAAAAAGTATTCCAACGATGAAATGATTGTCATGGAATATGTACCCTCCACGAAGCTCACAGAGATCAAAGATCCCAAAGTGAACAAAAAGAAGATTTGTGAGGCTCTTATTAATTCCTATGTCATCCAAACTATGGACAATGGTCTCTTCCACGCCGATCCACATCCAGGTAATTTGGGGTTTTCATCTAGGGGTAAACTTGTATTTTATGACTTTGGCTTGCTTGTAAAATTGTCTGAAGAATTGAGGGATGGGTTTAAAAATCTGTTTGGTTATATCATCACTCGTGACACCGCTGGTATTGTAGATGTACTTATAAAACTCGGTGTCATTGTACCAACAACATCTGATGTATCTGATATTGAGCTTTTCTTTGAATCAATCTTAGGGTACTTGGAGACCTTGGATGGCTCTGGAATAATGAATGACGACCTAGCTGTACAACTCGCCGCTGAAAAACCCTTTGTTGTACCGACGTCATTTATATATCTAGCAAAGTCCTTCTCTATCATAGAGGGAATATGTCTTCAATTGGATCCAGACTTCAACTATTTTACATATTTGGAACCTATGATTCAACAGCAGTTTATTGAGTCTATAGACATAAACGATATGATTACGAGAACTACGGAGATACCTTCAAAGATTGGAAAAATAAGTACAGCTGTTCTGGGTTTGGAGAAATCCAGAGCAGCCATGAAGAGATCAATGGTCAAGACGAGAAGGGAAATACGGGTTGTTCAATACAGTGTATTGTGTGCTCTTTTGGCTGAAAGATTTGGTGATACGCCATTGGCTTTGTTTTTTGTCTTGCTTCTCATGTGGTTTACTTTTCGTAAAAATCAATAGAAGTCTTCTTCGCGGAACCCTTGGACTTCTTAACATTCTTGAAAAAATCCTGATGTTCCTTGAGAATATCCTTGGCGCGTCTTTGCTCCTCTTTGGCAATATCCGAAACCTTATCCTTGATCTTGCCAAGGTCATCCTGACGTTGCTTCTTCATCTTCTTACCAAACTTCTTGAAGCGGTCAGTGCTTGCAGCATAAGTGGGAGAGAATGTAATAGCGAACATGTTTCTTTTGTTGTATTGTAATGACATTTAATTTTTAAGCGTTTGTTTGATCTTTTAACTTCAAACGCTTCAACTTTTCCTCAAACTCCCTGCGCTCTCCCGGGCTATCAATGGGTTTACCAGTAGCTATAGCCTCAATCTCTGGCCCTGTGAGTTGCATGGCATTCACTCTAAAGTCCTGGAAGGCCTCCATGGTGATGGGAACTAGGGGTTGAACGAGGTCATAAATAGCATTCGCGTAGTCCCTAATCTCCTTCTGAGCACCAGCCTCCATTCGGAGCTGGAGGTAGTGCATCAAGTTGTGGAGATTGATCTTCCAATAGAACTCTGTATAAGTAGACTGCGGAAGGTTACCACGGGCCTGCTCTCGGCAACATCCATTCTCTAGGAGCTCCTCGTAGACATCAAAAGAATGACTGAGATGGTCAGAGACCTTCTTACCCAAGTCTTCCCCAACTTCAACAACACCCTCTGAACCCTGATGATTCACCTTAGACTGTCCACGTAGAGTCTCCGGCTCATAGTACTCCTTGGGAACCACCGAATACCGCGCAGAAAGCTCATTTATACTGGAGGTGCGGTGCCGCATGTGTTGTCGGGCAATGTATATGGGCATTTTGATGTGAAACTTGAATTCCACCATCTCAAATGGGGTGGTGTGCCAATGTCTAAGGAGATATCGGATAAGACCCCGATCTCCTCGTGAGGTTTTAGTCCCATCTCCATACGAGACTCTGGCAGCTTGTACGATTGACGAGTCCAAATCTTGCCGAGGCATGTAGTCCACGAGGCGTACAAATCCGTGATCCAAGACATCTTTTTGCATCTTTTTATGAATTTAGTTCCCCCCTATTCCTTAACTCATTTCATGAGGATACCGTAAAATCCGGAACGCACTGGTTGACCTGTCTCTATGTCGTACACTATAGTTATTTCGTGATTGATATCTCTGTACATATGCATGTTTGATATGACATGTTTTATTAAATGGATATCGTATCCAAAATTAACTAAAAACCATACAAAATTTTCAACTGTTATACCGAGATATTGAATGAAAAATTGATTATTCAATTTATTATGGACACAAATGTGCTTACATTCATACTGATCTAGATACGAAAAGAACTTATCAACACGGTCACCGAATCCAATTTTTTTCATGTATTCCATATAGTTTGCTTTAAATCTATTTGTTCCGTCTAAAACAAAAACACTTTCTGGGTCATTCCCATTTTTATACCCATGACCAAAAAAGGGGTAACCTACGTATCCATTATCACATTTGTATATATGATCTTCATCTCCTATGACATATTGGGTGTCGTAAACATCCCTGGATGTGATTATTACATCATGGTTTTTGAGTAGAGGAGACATCTTTGAAGAATCTTTGATATCATATTGATATTGATACACTTCCCATCTCATGTGTTCACCTTGTTTTTTACAACCCCACACACTTTTATCCGGTACGGTGTGTAACTTTCTTATGATCTCACTTCTATACTTTGCTCCATGTAAAGATTCATATAAAAGTCTTGACGAGGGTAAAGCATTTTTTAATTCCCGATCAAAGTGAAACACGTTGTATTCAACTTTATAGGGTTTAGTTTTGGCCCACTCAGGTACCACTTCATATGGATGAAGATACGAAGAATTATGGGGTGGATAAAGGGTTATATACTTTTTACCTTTTAAAACGGATAATATTCCTGGTTTGTCATCATAATGTAAACCGGTATCGTGTTTACCTGTCGCTATCCACAAGTTGATATCAACATCTTTGTCTTTGAAGTATTTTGGTTTTATGATATCTTCTTTTAGGTATTCAAGTAAGGGAATATTTAGTTTATCTTTTGTATTTCCATATCCTGGTAATGTTATCACGTAATTGTTGTCTTTGTCTCCTTGCATCGTACC